GGAGTAAGAGGGGGAGAGGGGTTGGGCTGGCTGTCTATAAAAACCTACCTGCACAATTCTAAAATGATTTTTCTTGCCCGACCTGAGCGGGGTCTGCACGTTTTGAAAATGAAAAAGCTCTTTGGAGATTACCTGCACAGTTTGAAAATGAATTTTCTCTTTGGAGTTCAAAATTTTCTCTATAGATTTCTCTACAGAACTCTACCTGCACAAATCTGAAATGAAAAAGCCCTCCTTACCTGAAAAATTTACCAGATAAGAAAGGCTTAGGCTATTGTGAATATCCTACAGAGTTTCTTAGTTCTTTGCGTCTAAGAAGGTAACTTCTGGTGAAGAGAAGATTGCCTCAATATCCTCATCAGTTCTTGCATAGATATAAGCTTCTGCATCACTACCAAATGTTACAGCAATTCTGTGATTGCTCTTTGACAGGTGGGTAACTAGAGCGTTACTTAGAGACATCTTTTCAACCGGAGGGTTACTTTGATGTATCTTACCTTTTCTTCGTCTGAAGAGGGTAACTGCGTTATCTGTGAACACTGCTACACCTGCAAAGTATTCTGGTTCACAGTAGTTCTTCCAACCTGAGAGTAACTTGTGGTACATCTCTCCTTCATAGACATATAGATAAACATCTACACTCTTCATCACCTGATTGATGATAACTGTGACGGCTTGAGGGTCAAGTCCACCGATACCTGCACCAATCATAGGTAAACCAACTTTCTTCAACTGATTAACTTCACAGTATCTGTTAAGTTGCTTCAAAGATGACTCTAAAGCACTGTATCGGGCATCTTTACCAGTCTTAAGCTGAGTGTAAAGGTTAGCTATACGACCTTGTTTTAAGCGTGCTACAGAGAAATTACCTAGTAAATTCTCACAGGGTTTGTGACCTATACCACCTGCATAGAGATAAACTTCTGTATCGGTCTCATATGCTTTTGGGTAAAGTTTAGAAATCTTGTCAGCGATACCTGCGCCCATTAGGTTCATGCAGTTACAACCATGACCAATGATGTCAAACTTACCTTTATCAAATGCAGCAAAGATATCACCATTGATGATTTTTACAATACCCATTTAGCATCTCTCCCAAGATTCTTTATCTTCTGAAGGTTTTACACGTTGCCCTTCATGGTCTACCCAGATACACCCACAACCTTCACAGATTACTGGCATTGCATAACCAGCTTTAAAGTCATCTTCAGTGATAAGACCTTTTAAGTCACCTGTATCACGTCCGAACATTTCGATAGAACAGTCTTTACAGAAGTCAGCCATATAATATATACCTTATAGTTCAGTTTCTCGTAATTCTTTACCTTCATCATAGAAGCATTTATAGAATGTGTCTATAGAGATTCTGGCAAAGGTGAGGTCTTCAAAGTATTCTTCTGGAGTTATCCCTGTAAAACTAAAACTATCGAGATTGTAAAATGGTATCACTGTGTCGTTACTAACGAAAACACATGCTGATGTAACTTCTCCAGTGTCTTTATCAATTACCTCTAGAGCTTTCATAGCTTACCTTTTCGGTTAGTTCATATAAATCAACATGCTCAATACTGTCAATGTTGATATCAATCTTTTTGAAACGCTCCATCACTTCGTTATCAGTCATCCATATCAGACACCAATGATTCTGGATGGATTCTTCAAGAAGGTCAACACAATCTTTAAAGGTTTTTGTATCACTTCTTGTTCCTACTACTGCGATTGTTCCATATAGCCACTTACCATTGCCATAAGATACTTGTGCTACGCCAACTTCTTTACCTTTCTCATAGTAAATGGCTACAAAGTCTCTTCCATTAATCTGCATAGTTACTTCCTCGTTTTAAGAACTGCTAAGATTTCTTTAGAATCTGGTAAGAACCATGTGTAGTGATTCTCTTTGATTTCTGGATGAGTGTCAACCTTTATTTTGCACTCTTTACCAACATGTTTAAGCTGTGCTGTGACACCTTGCATAAAGATATGGCACATCACATTATCCATAATGGTTGGTGAGAAATCAATTCGCATATAAGTCTCTTTTGGTCGTGGTAACAGTAAGTACCCTTCTACGTAAAAAGTATCTTGATTCTCTGTCATTGCTGCTTATTCCCTAATAAAATCATGTCAATAAGGTTGTTAGCTTTGATTGTGCACTGGTAAAAGCCGTCACGATAGAACTCAAGGGCTGCTGCTACATCGCTGCCTGTGTTGCCTTTGATGATATACCGTGATTCTTCTTGAGTGTACTTATCACTCTCACTTACTTGGGAGTTTTTGAATGTACTGCTCACTTTGTTCGTTGAACACCCTGACATAATTATCAGTAACACAAACATTATAAAACTCTGGCTTAGTCTTTTCATACGTTAGTACCTCTTTTGTATGCTTATTCTTAGCAAGCACATCTTTCAAATCATTTTTGTAATTGGTGCTCAGTGTGGCTAAACCTTCCTGATAAGCATCTTTGGCAACACTTATTAGTTTCTCATTATTTAGCTCAACTTCAGCAACTTGATAGTCTCTGTAAGAGTATCCTCCCCAGACACCTGCCCCAACTAAGAAAACAATTATGAAAGTAGCTTGACAGAACTCTTTAAATGTCATTTAACAATCTCCTGAAATGAAAAAGGCTCCCGAAGGAGCCTGTATCTTAACCTTAACCGAGGACTTTAGCAAGGACATTTGCAGCCATCGAAGAAGCTTTTGCAGCAGCAGCTACCCCAGCTTTGACGGTGCTATCCTTGATAGCAGATACCGTTGCAGCATCAGTAAAGAGATAAGTAGTTGTTTTAGAACCACTTGTAAAGGAAAGCATAAGAGCAGTTTCCAGATTGAAAGAGCGATACGGAGCACCTTCTTTAACGATACCTTCAGTACCTAACTCTGAAGCCATACCCATATCATAGATAGTCATCAGGTTTTCTTTGTGTGCAGTCGTTGAACCAGCACCTTTTACGTGTTTCTTAACATTCAGAAGAGCACGATACTCCCGGATGTTACCGTCTGCTTTTACATTGACAGCACGGAAGATTTTACCTTCAAAGTTGCTCTTGATAATGTTACGAACTACTTCAGATTTGTTTGCTGTAACGTCCAGTGCTACCGTAATGATATTGTTCATAAGTTTCTCTCAGTGTTTAACTAACATGGTTTTAATGTGTGGAAGGATTCTGTTTACCTTCTGAACATTCTTCTCTGTATCTTCTATAAAACATACTATATTAAAGTAAGGAAGAATGCAAGACTGAATCATCCTCACTTTCAAACTTTCTGCACTTATAGAGTTAGTTCCAAAACCACGCATAAAAAGCAAGTAATCATGCTCTATATTGTGCCTTAAAAACATCTCAGTAGGTATTCTCTGAGATTCACCTCTCGCTGTCAAGAGTCCAATGGCAGCATGATTAGCAATTGCATCAATAATACTAAAGACATACGTTGGTTTTGCTCTTACAGAGTCAAGAAGATTAGTGTACTGTGAGAATGACCCATCAGTCAATTCCGTTGAGCAATCTTCGTGATTAAAATTTGTAAGAACACCATCAATATCTGCTAAGATGAGGTTACCTTTTTCTACAAGGTCTTTATTGACTATGACTAAGCTATCACGACTTACACCTATAGTTTGTCCAGTCTCTTTATCTACAACATTCACAATTGGCTCTGATGTGTGGAACTCTTCGAGTGAGCATACAACTTCTCTTGCAGTGTCTTCAAAATCCCTACACTGTTCTGGAGTCCATACACAGGAATCAAGACCTAACTCATGAGGATGTAAGTCGTAAGCATGACACAGTACTTCATCAGACTTTTTTAATTTTTTCATGGTTTACCTTAGAAATGTTTGTTGCAAATTCACATTGAGCAATGACTTTCATGTTGTTATAGACATCTTGAGAATATTTCTTAGCTTTAGGGATTTTGTACGAATACCCAGCATTATATGATGCTAAAACTTTTTGTAAAGTCTTCTTTGACTTTGGCTGACCATGCACCTTTGTCCAAAACTCAAGCTCTTTGTGAGTTTCCTTCGCAGCATAGTTAAAGTCTTTTAAGAGTTTCTTTTTAGCCATATTAGGACTAATTTTGTTACGCTTTACAACAGTCTTCAAGTGATTCTGGAAAATACCATAATCATGTGTCTTTTTATTCTCTACCTTCAGACCTAACTCTGACTCTTGTAAGGCTATAGCAGCTAGAGTGATACCCCAACCTTTACCCATGTTGTTCTCACCATACTGGTAAGCTTTTAACATGTTTACTTTTTGGCTAATTGATAGCTCTGGGCAGTCAACTGCATAAGATAAGTGTGCTGTAAACATTAAGCACAAACCTAGAATCAATTTCTTCATTGGTTCTCCTGTTTAGTTTATCGTGACAACAATTATACAGCACTCTGCACAAAATACAAATAAAAAAGGCCGCCGAAGCAGCCTTTTAAGAAATTACTTATTAGATTTCACGTTTACGCTCAGAGATAAGTTCACCAGCAGTGCCAACGATGACATGCAAAGCTTCAGTCTTGCCATCCCATGCTTTCAGTACTTTACGTTGATTATCAACGATTGCTGCAACTTCATAACGAGACGAGCGCATCTTCATATCGTTGTAATCAGTTGGTACGGATACAACGTCTCGTGGATGGACACGAACCTTCAGAATTGTATCACCTGAGAAGTAACGAACATAATCCCAAGCACCAACGTGAAGACCTTGAGAGCAAGTCACGTTACGGTTATTATCAACCATCCAACGTGGCATTTCTACAATGTTACCCAAATCATTAGGTACTTTGCAGGTGCGGGAGTCAACCAGCTTGCCTTCACGAGTAGAGACTTTCTTCCAACCAATGATGTAGCCTTCTTCATCAATTTCAACATCAAGGTGAGATATGAATCCCCAAAGTTGTTCTACAGAATCTTTAGATGGGTTTTCCATCAGTTTTTCGAAGAACATTACAAGTCGTTCAAAACCTTTATCACCAGTCTTCATCATGTGAAGGATACGGTCAACCAGAGTAGAACGCATCTCAACAGCACCGTAGAATAGCTTATCACCTTTGATTGTGATAGCTCCCTGCGTGAAGTTTTCGATAGACTTACGAATGTTCATCAGTTCAAAGGCTTTCTTGAACTCACCTTTCACAACATGAACTACAATCTCTTGATAGTTCGGATGAGTAGACTCAACAATTTCAGATTCTGAACCGTAAGTCATAATTACAGAGTCGCCAGTAATCATGTACTCAATCTTGTCATCTTTCTGCATAGCTTCGTGCAGTTTATTTACTGGAGCTTTCTGTACAGAATCTTTAACAACCTTTTCAACTGGTTTGTCAGCTTTCTTTTTAAAGGTCTTAGCAACTTGCTTCAAAGTCTTCGTAGCTGGTGTAGAAGTTACCTTCTTATTCCCTTTTAATGTTGCTTCATGACGCTCTACAGCACGACCGACTGAACGGGTTGAAGTATTAAATTTCTGTGCAATAGCTGTTTTAGTCAGCTTACCTTCTTTAACCAGTTTGTAAATTTCTGCGTCAATCTGTGCTTTAGTTTTAGTAGTCATCTTATTACTCTCTCTTGTTAGTTAATAAATCATTTTGTGAGGATATTCTAAGGGGCTTTGAAGCCCCTTGTCAAACACTTTAATCGTAAACTGTAGTTCCTTCTGGAACACACTTCACATCAAAACCTAAGAACTTACTCACTTCGATGGGTGACACTTTATTCCAATCTAAATGAGAAAGCAAGAAGTTTTCTTGTTTTCTTTTTGAAAGGTAGTTTGTCACCTTAATAACCATACGGTCACCAGCTTTCTTAATTTTCTTGTAAAGCTTTGTATCGTTGTCAAGACAATCTTTCAAAGTTTTCAACACACTAATAGTGTAAGTGTATGCAAATGGTGCAGCAACATACTGGATTTTACCAAACATTGCCTCTACAGCCTCTTCATTACCTTCTAGGAAGATAGTTTTGTTTGTATCCCGTGAATAGCAATAGCCACGAGAAATCTTCCTGTTATTGAACGTAAAGTTTCTGGCAATAATCCAGCTACTTGTAAGGTCAAGAACACCATTCATGTAGATGCGTGTCGTATACCTGTTATGATTAATCCAATGAACATCAGTTAAGCTGTCGTTCAAGAGCTTCTCATCTACTTCAATCCAGTCTTCTGGTATCTTTTTCCAATTTGCTTTTCGGAAAACATAGACTGTCTTTCCAATAACATTAGCAACTGACTTAGCTACATCTTCTGGGGATGAGCAAAAACATTCACCATCAACTGTGTCACCAATTGCCTTAATGTAAAGCTGAGGTTCTTCAATTGTGTCTAAGTCCTCTGAAACCTCTTTATAGGAAGCTACACCTTCTGCTGGAACAGCTTTCCAGAGTTTTACAACACCCCTTACAGCTTCTTTGCGCTGGTAATGGTGCTCCTTATCAGACATTTTCACAATCTTTAACAAGCTTTTATCAAGTTTGTGTAGATTGATTAGGTCGTCTAACTCTTTTTCAGTCGAGAATACAAACACAATACCATTGTATCTGTGAAACAGACTTGACTCACTGGCGTAGTCTCGACATGCACCACGCAGAATCTGATTGCGGCCTACAGTCTTCTCAGTACCATTTTTATTGCGACGGTCATTAATCACGAACAAAAACTGTTCAATTTGGCTTTTACGCATTGCACCAAAGATATTGAACATACTTGCCTCTTGAGTGTAGGAAAGCGATGTTGCACGAATCTTACTCTCTAAAGAGTTGAACTTGACATAAGCAACTGGGTCATAAAGATAATCTACTTTAGGTATATTGTTCCCGTTCCTATCAACCTTAATATTGCCTTTACCATCACGTTCATAAATGACTGAGCCGTCTTCTGCGTAGATAATTCCACGACGAATGTTTAGCAATTCTTCTTCCAGAGAATCAAGCTTAACGCCACCCCACTCTAGCTTTGGACACACAGCATTAAACATCTCTCGTGAGTTCAAACGTAACTCAGCATAAGCCTGTGCAGCATCCATGAGTGTAGGTTGGCTATTAACTTTCTTGATAACATCCTTTGTAATTGCTTCAGTTATCTTTTTAGTAGCCTCAATGATAACATTTTTTGTCGTGTCATTCATCTGCAATGCTTCACGAGAAGCTGCAATAGCAACTGAACCAATAGGCATGTAGATGTTTACAAGGTCTACGCTCCTACGGAAAAACTCTGGCAAGACTTTGAAGAAATCATCACCAAGTAACGCTTCCATGTTCACTGGATAGGCAATGTTACCCATCACCACATTAAACTCTGTCCTGTTATCACTAGAACGCCAGCTGTGCTTATGAATCATGGCATCATAAACACCTTCTTCACGGGCAATTACGTTCATATCTGCTAATACATCGTCGTACTCAATATTACTTTCTGGTTTTACAGTGAAGTATGAGTACACATTCCCAGCTTCTTCAAAGAACTTTGAGATACGGTGGTCAGCAACTGCCACACGTACAGCTAAACCATTAGGTTCTTTTGTTTGGTTAGTTGTCAGCTTAGTTACTTGAGGGATACCATTCTCAAGATAAACAGAGTACTTATTAACAACACCGTCAACATAACTAGATACTGTGAATGACTGAGCAATTGCAAATGGTGACTTTGAGCCGATACCCATTGCACCAATGTAGTCATTAGAGTCATTCTTCGTAGAAGCTCCATAGTTTAGGTACAAACTCATAACTTTATCATGAGTCAATCCAGTTCCAAAATCACGAACTTCGAAGTAAGGCTCAAAACGAGTAGGTAAATGCACATGGAATGGGATGTTCTCTTTTCCAGCTTCTTTCTGAGCATCTACTGCGTTACATGACAGTTCACGAATCACTGCCCTTTCTTTAAAGGTATATACACCAGAACTCAAAAGGCTGAACATCTCAGGTGTCATTGTAATCTGTGCTTGAGACGTCTCTAAAGAAGTTGAACTCTTAATCACTTCTGCGTGGTCATTTACCATGCGCATAATACTTTCCTCTCAGTTTACTGTTAAATTACTTATTAAACATTTTACCAGAACCACCACACATAGGACAACATCCTGCCCTTATGTACCCCTCTCCATTACAGTAGTCACATTTTTTGTGCTCTGCAAAGTACTTACAAAGGAGGTAAACAAATACTGCTACACTACCAAGTGACAGTAAAATTTCTATCCAATATGCTTGCATGACTCACCTCTCATATTCTTGTAAAGGATAAAGCTTCTGTCATGAACGATACTTGTAGATACTGCAAAGTTACTTTCAAGCATCTGTTTGTTTGGATTGTAGAAGCTTTCTTTAAACTCGTCAAGTGCAAATTGGTGATGTTGTGGAAGACCTTTTACACAAACCTTTATTGTGATTGCTGCTGCAACCTTGCCAGCCAGTTCTTCTTTAGCTGCTACTAAAATTTTGTTAAGGAACTTATGACCATCTTCATGCTTCTTGATGTTCTCCCAACGTTCTTCTAAGACAATGTTGATGTTCATTTCTTTGATTTTCATAGTCTTCTCCAGAAATTAAAAAGGCTCCTACGGGAGCCTTTTATCATATACTTTTAAAGCTGCTTGTCAATATTATTTCGAATATCACCAAGAGATGTGTAACCATACTGCTCAGAGTCACTAAAGACTAAACGTAGAGCACAAGCTGGATGTTCAAGTACATCTGCAAAGCTCTGGAATCCATAGCCATCTACAGCTTTCAACTTATCACCATTCCACATAGGTACTACACCACCAAAAGCAGACTTCTTAACACCACTATCTGTTTTAGGGTCTTTTGCAAGCATAATCTCTTTACCACCAATGCTTGCAAGAGTTGCTTTAACAGCAAATGCAAAGGTGTCACGAGTCATGTACTGGTAAGTGTAAGAGCCTACACCAAACACTACGTTAGAGCTTGCAAAACCCATTTCATACAGACGCTTCAGGATTTCGTTTGCACGTTCCAGCGTGATAGAGTCGCCATAGATAAGGCCAATGTGCTCATCCAGTACCTTAAACCCTTTAGAGTTAATAGTTCCCCCAAAGATGTTGTACAGTGTCTTAATAGCTCCATCAATCTCCGCTACAGGACGTGTTACAACGTTTGCAGAGCCGTTGATGTAAGCATCTTTCAGCAACACTGTATCGGCTACTTCAAAGTCTTCTCTGTCAACAACCATTTCGTAGCCTTCTGACAGTAGCCATCCAGCAATACCATAGTTGATGTTTTCAAGCTTCATGTTCAGAACAGCATTCAACATTGTGTCGCTGGCTTCAAGCTTGCTTAGGTGCTCGTAATAAGCCTTTTTAGCACACTCTAAGTGGATTGCTTTATAACCTGTGACAATATGTACAGGGTCTCCAGAGTCAGGGCGAATTACCAGTTTACCATCACGTTCCATAATTTCTTTACGGAGTGCTGGTAAGATTTCTGACACAGTTCTCCAGAAGTTATAAGTATCTGAAACAATACTTGCAATACCAGTTGGGTAAGTTTCTGTTAAGAAACGACGGAAGGTTTGTAACTCACCTTTAAAGCGTCTTTCTTCTTCAATCAATTCATTACCACCTTCCCAAGCAATGTTTGCACACATTACAGAGTGTTCAGTGGCTGGTACAGAACTACCAATATCAGAGATTGGGTAAGACTGTCCATAGATGCGTTTAGCCGTGTATACAGCAGGGAAGCTATCGGTTCCTTTAAAGCTGGTTAAGTGACCTACAGCGTTAAATGCGTCATCAGTAAAGCCGGACATACCACGCATAGCAAAGTCATGGCACTGATAGGGCAGATGTAAGTCGTTGTCACAAGTAAGGTCAGCCCACTTCTTACAGATGCGTTTGTAATGCAATGCAATAGTTGCAATAGTGCAAGCCTTCCAAATCTCAGCAGAGAAAGCATCTTCCAGATAACCTGCTACCCAATGGAAACCTGAAACAGTGTTCTGGAAGACAATCATTGGGACACGCATAGGGACAACTGTACCTTCTTCTACCGCGTATACTTCAACTGGTAGATAACCTAAGTCGTGAAGTGCTTCCCAATGCTCTCGACCGATAGCATCTTTACCCAGAACACCATTCATGACTTCTAAGATTTCGTCAATTGCTTCTTTTTTATCACGTTCAAAGAAAGTGGCGTTCCAGTGGTCTATCAAGTAATCTTTAACAAAACGTTGAATACCAAAAGCCACTACACCGTCAATTGCTAAAGGGCTGTTAAACCATTTGTCACTACGTGGTGTCAGGTTGAACATCAAGTATTCTGTTGCACTAGGGTACTGGTAAACATGGCCAGACTTGTAAGCATCCGCGTTTAAACCTGCTGGTACTGCATAAAGTGATTTAGTCATCTTTTAATCTCTCTCTCAAAATGGGTCTTTCAAGCCCATATAAAGTTTCAATCAAGGTTTGCTACAGTAACTTGACTGTAATGTGTTAAGCCACGGTCTTTAGCTTCGCCTAAAGAGTTTGTAGTGTAAATATGGTCGATACCATTGTCAAGAAGGTTTTCAACATCTTTAGAGAAGATACCATGTGTTACATAAAGCTCTACACGTTTTGCACCTGCTTCACGTAGGTGTTTAGCTGCCTCTACGAAGGTTCGACCACCATCACAGATATCATCAAGAATCATGACGGTTTTATCGGTCAAATCAACATCGTCAAGGATTCGCATACCAGTGATTTCTCCAGTCTTAAGATTTCGCACCTTAGACATTGTGATATATGGTTTATCCACCTCTTTAGCAGTCTCTGCAATCTTCTTAGAAGCACCTGCATCTGGGGCTACTAAGTAATCAATCAGAGGGTCATTTGCGTAATGGACTGCAATCTCCTTTTGAGGAATACTCTGGAAGCAATTGAAAAGGTTATCTGGAACGTAACTATGAGGGTCAACTGCACAGACTGCATCAAAACCCATTGCATTAACCTGTTGTGCAAACACTTTCAAAGCTGCTGCATCACCTTTAAACATGTGACGGTCGTAACGTGCATTTGGCAAATAGTAAAAGATAGCAGTCTTCATAGCAAACTTATGAGGTACTAAATCATCAATTACCTCTTTAGCAAGTGCCACAGCAAATAATGTGTCTTTGTCATAACCCTTTATAATCATAATCACGTTGTTGATGGATGATGCAGCATAAGCAGTAAAATCAACAAACTCTGGTGAAAAATGTCCACCAATCTCACCAGAAGGAAATTGGACGATGTTAAACTCTTCTTCGTGAGTCCCTTTAGTTGGTGAATGAACTGTAACACGGATAGATGTTTTCATAGTTTTGTCTCTCAATCAAAGGTTACGTTTGTTACTGCCATTGCAGATTTGCATTTTACAGGGTCTACAACGTGGTAAAGTACACTACAGTTACCTGTGCTGTCTGGTACAGGTTTTACCCATTGATGCTTTATAGTTGGCTCTCCTAAGTCTTTGTAAGAACCATCTGTAAAGTTGTTTACCATCTCAAGTGCAATTGGTTCTGGAACATGACCACGTATCATGTACATTTCACAACCATTACCACCTTCACTGACTAATGGTAAAATTTCCCACTTCTCTTTAGCCATTGTAAGTTGCCCTATAAACTGTCTCGAACTTCAACAGGAGAGATATTGCCAAATCTGTATAGTTGTTGTCAAGCACATCTGGCATATTATTTTTGATATATTTCTCTTGCTCTTCGTAGGTCATCTTAGGGATGCTTAGAAGACTGTCGCCTTGCTTCTGGTTATCAAGCTTAGTCTGGATAAACCAGTTTGCACAGTGATGCTCACCACCCTTTGTAACAGGCTTGTGGTGACCTAATGTGAAGGATTGGCTACCTGTGTATCTGCAAAGTTTATTGAGCACTGTAATGGTGTTCTTCACAACAAACAATTCATACAGGTTATCTATAGTGTAGTGTGGGTAATAACGGAATAGTGCTCTTTCACGAGTACTTTCACGATTCCAGAGAATCATGTGATTGGAGTTTGAGGGGTCGTATTGGTGGGAGTCAATGAACTCTTGACGTTCCTCAAAGCTGAGTCTTAGCACTGACATTGCAGCAGAACGTTTTAGGTTTGACAGATACATATCATCTCCAAAATAAAAAGGGAACCTTTACAGTCCCCTTATAGTATCTGTTTACTGAGCTACTTTCAAGATGCTTGTGAATGAAATCTCACTCTCATCCATAAACTCTTTTGCTTCTCCAGTAACTTTCACAAAGTTATCTAGGCAGATAATCTTCTTATCTTTCTTGCTGTAGGTTAGCTTAACCTTTTCAATATCTTTCTTAGAGCTTTTCTCTTCATTAAAGAGCTTTACAGCTTCTTTAAATGGGAGGTATGAGCCATCATCATCACTAATAAAACCTGTACCACAATAGTAGAAGTTGTATTCTTTAGCCATAAACTGGCACAGTACGAAAATCTGTAATTTGCGAGTGTTATAAACTTTGCTCATGATTATTTAGCCTTCTTATTACGTTTACGGTTACGAGCTTTCTTAGCTGCTCGTTTAATAGCTGCTGCACCAGACGGACGGTGGGCTTGTTTCTTACCACCTTTACCACGGCCTACGTAGATGTAAGGCTGCTGTTCAATTTGGCTTGCAAGAACCTGTGCAACCACTGAAGCATCTACACCGACCTGCTTTCCAGTCATAGAAACAATTGCTGCTGCTTTTTCCAGTGCCTTCAAGAATCCAGCTTTCATATTACCTAAAATTCCCATTTTTAGTCTCTCTCTCATTAAAGTTTAATACAGAACTTATGAAGTTCTTCTTCAGTGATACCAATTGGAGTTATACCTTAGTCCATTTGCCAGAATAATCACTCTGCTCTCCACTGACAATCACCTTGCCACCCATACTCTTTTCTCCAGAGGTTTTGGTTATTAGAACCACGATATGGTTTAACTGTTGGTTTAGATGAATCATACTTACCATCAATCACCACGTCAACATATTTCATCACATCAAGGTGAATTTTTTCATGTAACTGAAAACCTGTCCAGAGCCAGATAGATTTCTCTGGATAGATTGATTTAACCTTCTGACAAATCTTAGTGACTTCTCCAATGTTACGGTCATCCAATGGTTCTCCACCGAGGATAGACAGCCCACTTAAAGAGTCATCTTCCAAAAGTCTTAGAATGCCATAAAGGTTTGCATAAGTAAACTCTTTACCAGCATTAAACTTCCAAGACTCCCTGTTAAAGCAGCCTTCGCAGTGATGCTTACAACCAGCTACGAAGAGGCTTACACGAACCCCTTCACCATTAGCTGTATCAAATGGTCGAATCTCCATGTAATTCATCTAGTTACCTCACCAATACATATAAGTGTTCTTAGCAGCTTTCTTTGGAGACTTGCTATCAATGTCAAAGTCTTCATCTAAGAAGGATGTCTTAGAAAGCTGCCTTATTTGTGTTCTTGTAAGACGTTTAGTGGCCTTCTTAATCTCTCTACAAGGCTGGCTTGTAAAGTCATAAGAGCCTCCTTTTCTGGACATCATATCAGAATGGAAGTAGACATCTGAAGCATTTTCTCTGTTACGTACCTCATTTCTCCACTCATAGAGTCCATGAACGTTCTTCAAACCTTTTCTTCGAATTGTTTTACTCATTCAAACACCACCTGACAAGGAACCTGTTTAGTAATAAACTCTTCACAATGCTCTTTAATGAAGTTTTGTAATGGTACACAATCTTGTGCGCAAGTCATTAGCATAATGTACTCTGGATTCATGATGTTTTCAAGACTGTAGAAGACAACATCATCAGATAGTTCGTGACCATCTTCTTCAGACCAAGTTCCAGTGACTACAGCTAATTTGTCAAGCAATTCATTAGGCAATGCTACACCATCTTCTACAGAATCACTTAGAACATTGTCACCGATATACAATGTGAAGACCGTGTGGAATGTTGAGTATCTTACGTGATTCTTTTCACAAGAGCCACACTCTGAGGCATAATCTTTAATCCACTCTAGCTGTTTTTGGCTCAACTTAATCATAATTTCACCTTAGTTGGTAATGCACTGAATGCTATGACTAACCCTAAAAATGGTTTGAAGCATGACCATAAATCCATCTGACCATGATATGAGAAACTCCATTGTGGGTCTGAAAAACCCCATACCATAACACTAACCCCAAAGAAGAAGACTAGAATATGGAGTATGTATATCAACGCTTTTGATATCTTAAACATTTTAACTTACCTTTCAATTCACAATAAGAGAGTCCTAAAAAGAACCCTAGTGAGACAGAACCTATGAACAACCCAATAATACTTTCTGCCATATCTAACATCCAATAAAAAAGGTGATGTAAGCCTATCAAGACCCACATCACCTTGTCAAGTTTTACATAGAGACTCTATCACGAATCTCAGCGATTTTTGCATCGTTCATTCGGGATTCACCTTTAATCTTAGTCCATCCAAGATACCCACACACTCTGTTAATCACAGAGATATCATGTGAGTGACAAACTTCACACTCTTCAACATCTGATTTTGGTCTGTTACCACAATGCTCACAGATTGCTAAGTCAAAGTTAAGTCCCTGATAAAAACCTTTCAACATCCCTCTGGTAATACAACTTTTAAGTGCTGGTAAGTTTTCTGGGTTAGCTACCCTTACATACTGGATTCTGCCACCTCTACAGATATGGAAGAATGGTTCTTCTAAGTCCTGCTTATCAAATGGTGAGATGTCTGCTGCAACATTCATATGGAAACTGTTTGTAAAGTATTCCTTGTCAGAGACACCTTTAATAACACCAAACATATCCCTGAACTGTTTTAACTGAGTTCCACAAAGTGATTCTGCTGGAGTGCCATATACCGCATACAGGAAGCCATCTTCGTTCTTAAACTCTTCAGTTTTCATGTTAATGTATGCCAGAACATCGTATGCAAAACTATAGCTTCCAACTTCATGAAGTCGTTTACCTTCAGCAAGAACAGACAGCTCATCAAGAGCAGTAACCCCAAAAGAAGCTGTGAAGGATTTCACAATATCCCAACCAACCCTGTCAGTAGGTTTCTTAGTCCCTTTGTACAGACCACCTTGTGTGAATGCAAGAGGGTTAGAACTTGCTGGCATATTAGCAATCATTTCGTAACGTTTCTTGTGGAAGCTGCGAATCATCTCTAGGTACTTATCAAGCTCTTTCCAGAAATCTAAACCATTCTCTTTAGAATACTGGTAAATCATTGGTAAGTTCAAAGATACAGCACCAATGTTAGCACGACCAACGTAGAACTCTTCCTCATTCTCGTTAAGATACGGAGATAAGAACGCTCGGCAACCCATCGGCGAAATAACCTTGCCAGAACGCTCAAAAGCCTCTGCTACAGCACCATGACCAGATACACTTAAGAAATCTGGATACATTGCTTTAGAGCAACACTCAATAGCTTTACTGTACAGGTGACCTTGACAGATATTTTCATCATGTCTCTTCTGGTCATAAATATAAACCAGTTTAGGAAATACAACAGGCTTCTTGCTCTTACCTTGTCCATTCATACGAACATCTAGGAGAGTACTTGCAATCATGTATTGTAGTCGGTTGTCTTCATTAGACATATCTGAGTCAAGTAACCCGAATGTTAAAGTTGTGAATGCGAAATCACCACGGCTGCAAGGTACAGTGTTCAGTTTCATTTCAAGTGACTGAAAACCTTGAGTTAATTCAATCTGTAGCTGCTCCATGACATAATTATGGTAATGTTCTTTAGGAATACCATAAGATGCTGCTTTCTCAGCATGATAGCGTAGAGACTTCTTAGCATACGGTACAAGTACCTTATCAATCTCTGCTAAAGTAAAGCCACCAAATTGCTGTGCAGTTGCTGAAAGAACTACATCACCAATAACCTGTAAGGCTGACAGCACAGACTTCGGTTCACAATATTCGATGCCAGACATTTCAAAGCCACCTTTCAGGACTTTACCAATGTCAAACAGGCAACAGTTGATACCACCAAAAATTAGGTCTCTTAAATCATGGATATAGATAAATCCTTTTTCAATGGCTTCAAGTTCCTCTGGTGTTAAATGGTACTGTTTAAAGATTTCTTTAGTCAGGTAACCACGAATAATTGAGCCTTTTGTAGAAATTAAACTGCTGTCAAAATTAGCGTTTTCTCGGTCGCCTAAGAAGAGTGTATCTTTGGTCTTCTGGTAGAGTTCATCCCAATTTTGAGCAACCTCTTTACGGTAATTTCTATATGTTGAGTAAGACTCATAAATCTCGTGATTGACTTCTGCCAAAGCACCCTCAACAATACTGTGAATATCATTTACCGAAATTAGCAAATTATTCTGCTTAGTGGACTTTACCAGAATCCTCATAAATGCTGACTCAAGAGCTTGAGTAACATCTGGTGGAAGCTCTTTATAACCAACTCTGTTAGCTGACTTTGTGACTGCTGCTAAAACTTTTTTGATATCAGGTTCTTCAAGTGAGCCATTCTTTTTAATAATCTGTACTTTGTTCATTATTGCCCCTTTACATGCTAAAAAGGTCTCCGAAGAGACCCTTTCATTTTAAATCTTTTTAGAAAACTTCGCAAAGAGTTCTCTTAGTTTTTCAGTGATACCTAACTGTATCTCTAATATTTCGAAGATAACCCATAGTAACATGGCTCCAAACAATGAACCTTGTTCAAAGTCAGTAAATAGGTTAACGATAAGCATACCAATCACAATAGCTGGTGCATCAACAAACAAACCTTCCCAAATGCGTTTAAGCATTATTCACCTCTGCCATAAAATTCTGTAGCGTACCAACAGGTTTTAGGTTTTGCCCATCAGTTTTCATGATGAATGGCATCTGACGAACTGGCATCTGTGCAATATCAATCAGGTCTGATAGTTCATAGTCCTGCCCTAACATTCTCACAACATGGTCAATACCACGAGCTTTTGCAAAATTCTTTGCAGTCTCGCACTGAGGGCATCCAGTTTTGGAGTAAATTACATAAGTCATTAAGGAACCTCTAAAAATCCACTATTCAAATCATCTACAACAGTATTCAATAGGTACGCACCGTTCTGTTGCTCCTGATTAGCATTCTGCTCTTTATCAATTTCCATCTTCTTAATCATGTACTTCAAAGGTGGTTCTTTAGGAGCTACAAAATCTCTGGGAATGCCAAACATATCATACAGTGGGGCAGCATTATAGTAAACCCACTCATGAAGAAGCTTTGTATTTAAGCCAACTACAGCACGTCCTTCGGAGAAGATATAATACGACCATTTCTCTTCACTTTCAACTACTTCATCTAAGATTACTTTAATCTCTGGAAGAATTTGTTGAAAAGCTTTCTGCCACTCATCATCTCTTAAAGTTTCTTTTAAAACTTCAATATCAATTTTAGTGTGAAGGATTTCATCAAGCATAATCTTCTGCACAGCTTGAGCAATACCCTGAAATTTATCTTGAGCATCAAGTGCAAAAGTACATGCAAAGGATGCCATAAAAGATATACCTTCAAGTGCAGTCACTGCAAACAGCCCTTTCAGAATCACTTTATGGAAGTGTAAAGGGTCTTTGTCCAGAAGTGAATCACGCACATAACTCAGACGATAGTTTATACCTTCATCCAGTAATTCTTCAAGAACACGATTCACAGTTTTTAATCGGTCTTGCACAGCAACATTCTGGTTAATCTCATCTAAGATTGTTTCAGGGTTTTTAATACATTGCCTTACAATCTCTGAGTAAGTAAGGGCATGTAGGTTTTCAATCTCAGACTGCTTCATAATTGCAGTTGCATAGATGTCATCAGAGATAAATGGTGCAAAGGCAAATGCCAAGCTCTTAGCAACTTGAGTATCTGCTTCCCACTGCCACTTAAGAATCTCAAGCATTACACCTGACATTGATGCTGGGACACTCTCAAAATCAAGACGTGATTGTTCAAAAGTGAACTCATCTTCTGACCAGTCTTGTGCTTTTTGTTGTTTATAAAGTTCAAAGATTTTTGGGTAGTGTTTATTAAGTGAGTCAAAAGTTTTTCTCTCACCACCTAAAAAGATTGGGTGCTGGTTAATCATAGCGTGATTTCTCCTTTCTTTATCATTTCTAAGGCTTGTTTTCTGTCTAAAACTTCCCAATTTTCTTTGTTGAACATCTCATAAGGTCTTGCGTAGATTTTACCATCTGCTGTAGAGATGTAAGAGATACCAGCAACCCATGAGTCATCCTTTTGTTTTATCATCATATCTGTGCTACTCACATAGTACATCGTTTTCCGAGGCTTGTGGAGCAAGTATATAGGTCGCTCATGTTTTTCTATTAAATCTTTCATGGTCTCTCCAAAGTTATTTTTAGAGGGTCTTTTACGACCCTCATAGTTGTTAAAACTAAACACCACAACCCTCGCAATAAGCATCTTGCAGTGCAGATTTACCTACACCAATGCGACTGTTAAGGTAGTACATGGTTTTCATACCTACCGAGTTGGCATAAATCATGTACTTCAAAGCTTGAGCCAATGATACCTTCTTAGACTTTGCATAGTCAACATAGAAGTCTGAAGAGATAGCTTGACCAGTGAACTTTTGAACAATTGCATAACAGTCAATCATATCAAAGGTGTCGATATCCCAAGCAATTTCATAGACATACTTCAATTCTTCATAATCTGGAACAATAAACAGTACGTTACCAGTTGCAGACTTTTTAGTTAAAATAAAGTCACGAATTGGGTACAAACCATTTGTCGTATTGGTTGCCAGTGAAGAACTCTCATTAGGCATGTAAGCTTCTAATACAGAGTTTCGGATTCCACCATTTTCTTTGATACGTTGTGCTAAGTCATCCCAATCATATCGTAGTTTTGCATCATGCTTTTCATCAATCTTCTTGTTAGCTGTCTTTGGAGGAACCCAGCCTTCAGGATACTTAGTGAACTTCATGTACTCTGGCACGCCACGTTCTTTAGCAAGTCTCAGAGAGGCTTCATGCAGATAGTAAGAGTGCATCTCTGCCAGTTCATGAAGTTTCGTTTTACCTGCTCGTGAAGAGTAGTTCACGTAGTTCTTCGCAAGGTAATGAGCCACATTTGTAAGGCCAATCCCAACAGAACGACGCTTCTGAACGTGGTTACGCATCGACGGATACGGATAATCCATAAGGTCAATAACGGAGTCAACCATTGCAAGAGCATAATAAGCAACGTCAGCGTATTCATCTTCTGAAATTCTCCCTGCAACCAAACTAGCTAGGAAGCAAAGAGCCACCTCACCATCCTCTTTCACAGCATCATCTCTGTAAAGGTCTGTCTCTTTCTCAAAACCATACACTGGCAATACAATTTCCATACAAAGATTTGACATCTTCAAAGGCTCTTTAAATGGTGTATGTGTGTTTGCATTATTCGTGAAGAATGGGTACACACGACCTGTTGCATAACGCTGCTGGATAAACAGTTTAGCAATTTCACGAGCCTTTACTCGTCTGTGCTTAACACCTGAATGCACTGCGTGACCAACTGCCATAGCAAACTCATCAGCAGATGCTGTGTAGAACATGTCATAGAGTTTTGGTGCATCTTTGTAAGAGAATAGCAACCAGTCTGTATCATATTGAACACACTGCCAGAAATAATCATTTGTACCAAATGAGTAGTCCATCTCATTAATACGTTTAGAAGGAACCGTTGTAGGGTGCTTCAAACGCAGTAAATCTTCAATCTGCGGGTCTAGAGCAGTGTAGAAGTTATTAGCTGAACCACCACGACTCTTCTGTTTGTTTGCCTCTACAGATGAGCGTACAAGCTTGTAATAAGGTAGTTTACCCATGTGCTCAATAGTATTTTGACGGATACCATCACCAATAGTACGAGTCTCCATCAGCATCCCAATGCCAGCTTGCTTTGTAGTCATATCATAAGCAACCTTTGCAGCAATACCGAGAGACTCAGCAGTATCATTTGCCTTAATCAAACAGCATGACGCATAACCTGATTTAGTTGCTCTTAACCCGTTTAAATAGGGCGTAGGAGCGTTAATCTTCAGGTCAGATAGGTAAGTGTACAGCTTGATAACATCTTGCAGTCTACGGTGCTTTGGTTGCTTCTCAAAGGCTTTCATAGCCATACCCATGAACATAAATTGTGGTGACTCAAAAAGTCTTCCCGTTTTAATATCACGGATACCATACTTGTCTCTGAACTGTTTCAAGACTGCATAACCGTAAGAGATATCTTTTGAGTGCACAATGTAACCTTGCAGGTATTCAAGCTCTTCCTGTGAGTAGTCCATCTTCTCCCAAAGTCCTGCTCTCTCCATATTTTTAACGAAGGTAACCAGCGTAGGAACCTTAGTAAATCCTCCAAATGCTTCTTTGTAGATAATACCCAAAAGCAGTCGTCCAGCCATATCTGAGTACTCTTGAGTTTGTTTATCAACACAAACATCAATCATGGCTTGGTGCATCTCTTTTGTAGTGCAACCCTCATAGACACGTTTCATAGCTTCCATAGTGACTTCTGACCAGATAATTCCACGTTTATCTGCCCATGATGCCCACTTATTCAGTCTTTCTGGGTCAAAGCTTACTACTGTACCATTTGATTTTTTAATTGTCTTAATCATTTTCGAATCCTACAGATGAAAAGAGCCTCCGAAGAGGCTCCCTAGTTTAAATCTTGAAAATTTGCTCATTCTGCCACATATCGTAAAACTTATCACTTACTTTTGTGACTGAAGAAGTGTGCATACAATTCAGGGAGAACCATGATGATGTATTATCATCCATAAGTGTTTCAAGTTTTTGTGTAACGTTCACATCCATGTCTGCAACAACGTAATTGCCTCGCATCTTGCAAACAATTCTTCCAAACAAGATTGCACTTCTACCTCTTCGGTCATCACAGTACATAACTGTGTCCCCGTGCTTAACATCTTGTCCGAGGCTGTCAACGCCTAACTTAGCACCTGAGACAATATCATCATAAGATAGCTTTTTTGCTTTAGACACGGTATTTCTCCAAGTTTCTTTTTAGATACAACCAACCATAGTCAGTCCTTTCTACACCCATAAAGAGTGGAGCCATCACAACTTTACCGAAAGTATTCCTGTGTTGGCAGATTTCAAAGGAATATTCTTTCTCAATATCAATCCCGTATTTGTATAGGACTGCTTTTAAAACTTGTTCATTGTCCAGAAGTGTATCTGGAGTCTCACCATATTTTTCTAGTAACGGGTCATTCATAAACACCGTCATAGAAATATTGTAGTTTGAGAAGTGGCTCTTTTGAGCCACACCCTCTTTATTAATGTTCTGTGAATCCATTATAACCAACCCCTTTTAACCAGCACTTCAGGTTATTAGCATCATAATTCAGTTTCGGGTATGAGGTTACATGGAACTGCTCACCATCATAGTAGACAATATCTGCAATCCATAGTCCGTTCTCTTTACAGAAGTCTTTATCTGCTTTAGAGGTAATTGGATTAACTTCTACAAAACCATCTACACCCAAATCCTTTAAGCTACCTACAATACCTTTGCAGATAACGCATGTCTCAGATACTACCACAAAAAGTTCTTGGCTTTCAAGCTCTACAATGTATTCACCAAGCTGTACTTTAGGGAGATTTGATTGCTTCATAATCTTCCCATCGGCTGTACGAACAATCGCATACCACTCTTTACCATCAACTACTGACATTCTGATAATACACTCTTGACCAGTACGCTTTTCAATGTCTGCAAGACGTTTTAAAGCTTCTTCATAGTCATCTGTGTACTTCAGGTCATTATTACGGCAAACAGCTTTCATAGCACCGTTATGGTCATGTTGTGACAGGTAAATCAAACCGTCAAGAACATATTGCAAATCTGCCTGAGCATCCAGTGTCTCAATGGGGTCTTTCTCTTCAATTGCTTTTACAAGCTCTTTTGCTTCTTCAAGCATACACAGAGATTGAGATTTTAAAGATTCCCAATACTCATCACTGTAAGGTTGCTTTTGAGTGTTTCCACAACGAAGGTTCCAGTTTTTTACTGATTCTCTTGAGTTAAACATTCGGACTCCTTAAAATATCTGTTAACTTTTAGCTCTCGTGTTTCAATATATTCTAGATGCTCACGTAGCTCTTGACGTTTAAGCATTAGGTGCTGCATTTGAGATTCAACAGCTTCAACTTCTTTGATTATTGACTCTCTGGCATTTGCAAGGATGCGCTCAAGTTCTTCAATCTTGCTGTCAACTTTTGCTACATGACTCACAGCTTTGCTTTTGTTAAACATTTTATTCTCTCTCAATAGTTATCAAGCACAATTTGCTTTCATTACCTTATGGATTCTTTTTTCAGCATCTTCATAAGTTTCTTTAGTAATAAACTTAATTGCTGCAATATTGGCATTGTAGAAGAGTCTGAGCTTCGAGTCAATCCTTTTTGTCATTACATCGAATTTATGTTGAAGGTTTGCTTCACCATAGACTAGGCCACCTTTTGTGTAGTAGGTCTGAATAATGTAAAAGTCAAAAAATTCTTTTCCAAAGCTCTCAATATCTTTTTTAATATACTCAGAAGAGGTTTCGTAAGTCATCCAATCACTTTCCTTAGTGACTACCTTCTTCCGAGTCTTCCCAGCAACTTTTCTTTTGGTCACACTGTTAAGCTGTTTCTTTCCTATATAATATTGTCCAGTCTTCTTACAGTGTACTAAATAGACAAAGCCAAAATGTTTAGTGGGGTCAACTTCCCCACATAAAGATACCCAATGACCGTAGGTAGGGCAATTGCCAAATCCTTTAATCTTCATTCATACACGGCTCCCAATTATATTTCTTGAAAGAGAAATTGTCTTTTGGATTTCTCTCTTGATATGCTATCCAGAAATGCTGTTCCATTAACTCTAACGGTGTCTTTGTAACAGTCTGTCCATCCCATGACACATAGGTATAAGAGTCTTTTTTAGCATAGAGTTCATAGATAGCATCAAGACACTCTTTGTAGGTCTCTTTACCATCTAAAGCATTCATCACAGCTACTTTACCAGCACCTTTAAGTCCGAAGTAGTTGTCTGCATTATCTCCAGCAACAGCCTGATAGCACAAGAACTTAAAACCTACACCAACTGTTTTTGCAGCTTTTGGTTTTGATTTGATAGGACAATCCCAGATATCACCAACATTATTATCAGCAATAAAGATTAGTGGTGATTTTTCATAAGTCATATCAATACAATAAGTTCCTTCAGCTTGTCGAAGGTCTTTATCAATACTCATAAGAGCAGCCTTCTTACCCATCTTTTCAGCTTTAGCAATTACGATTGAATCGGCTTCGAAGCCCCCCTTTAAGAGCTTGAACTCTGGTCTGGATAAAAGGTATTCACGACAAGCAACTAAGTGTGTTGGTGTGACAGCATCTTTACGGTTACCTTGATATTGGTGCTCAAGACCTTTAATGTCTTTATGTTTATGCACACCTTTCTCTGTTAAATAACCTACCCAAGTTCTTTCTTTACCAACAACCTTAAGCCATTCCTGAAGCACCTGTTGAGTAGCCATGATAGCTTCTTTTTCACTCTTAGCTTCTTTCCAAGTCTGTCTTTCCCATTCATCTTCATCAAATGTCAGGCCAAGTTCTTCCACAAGGATTCTCTGGTCTGCTAACCATCTTGCAGCATCTTTCGCATTGTCAAATGGTTCAGATTCTTCTGCTGTGAGTTTATTGACGTATTTATATTTTGCTTTCTCAACTACACAAGCACCTTTATAGGCAATACTGTCAGAGTCAATAAAGACATGTGTAACTGAATCGGGAAGTTTTGTTAATGTGTACTTCTCCATTATGGCTCTCCATATGAAAAAGCCCCATACGGAGTACAGGGCTTTAAAGTAACTTTAGAGATTAATCTTCTGTATCGAAGTCTTCATCTTCTTCGTCATCTGGGTCTGGCAAATCTTCATCATCACCATCATCAGAATCATTCGAAGATTTATGGTCTGTTGCGTCTTCTTCAGTGATTTCACCGTTATCTTCGACACCATCAAGACCAAGCATAGCCAGTTCATCTTCATCCAGTTCAGGTTCACCATTAGCACCGTTACCACCAGTGTAAGGTACAAGGGTATCAATGATAAACTGTTCCTGAATAGGTTTTGTCAGAACATTGTTCTCAAAAGTGTAGAAGTGAGTAGAGAGAATCACACTACCAAAAGAACCGTTACCAACTGCAATATCTGGATGAATTACATCATAGTTCTTGTCATCTTCGTGTTTATCAGATGCTTGAGCTTTAATTTTCTTCATCGGCTGCTTAACAGCTACACGCTTACCATTCACTTCTTCAATCAGCATTACAGGGAATGACTGTTTAGCTGTCCATACAGCACCATCTTTATAAGCTGCTGCACGACTTACTTTCAAGATGTAGTAAGTGTCTGCTTCAAATGGTGGTTTGCAGCCAAACTTCTCTTCGAAGTCATCTGCATCAACTGCTTCAGTAGTAACTTTATCCCAACCTTCTGGGTTCTTCTTAGACTTAGTAAACTCTTTAAAGAGTTTGTTACCGTCTTCTGCCAGAATTGATACGCTGTAGTTACAATCTTTTCCTGGGAATTTCTTGTCAATAGATTTACCTTTTCCCGGACGTGGTGAAGTGTTCAGGTAATAAAACCAGACATCTTTCAGCAGGTAACGCAGAGTTTGACGTTCAGTACCGTTGTACTTCTCTACCGGAGCTTTCATTTTAACAACTTTAGACATTATTTAAACCTCTATCTCAATTTATGAAGAGTACCAATTCTAATTTGTTGATACTCTATTGTCAAATACTAATTACTGGAAGTTGTGCTTATCTTTAGAAGCTGCTTTACGTGCAGTTTTTCCAGTTCTTACACGTTTTTCTTCATAGTATTTTGCTGGTTTTCCAGCAGTGGCTTTTAAGGAATCCCCAAAAACTTTTTCAAATGCTTTAGAGTGTTTCATGATATTCTCCGATATACTTGATATTCAAACACATTTTCTTTCATTATAAACAGCCAACCAATATTATGCTGAGGCAGTGTAATGATGACTGTAATCATACTTTGATGGAACTGTTGTTCTATTTCAACTTCTCCATCGCATTTCATGTGGAGCATTCTATAGAACCTATCAATCTTTGTCAAACACTCTTCCTGAAATTTATTTAAACTTTTTTCTTCAAAGAATGGTGTGAACCCCTCTCTTTTATAACTATCACTCAGTTTCGAACGGGCAGTCATCTGCATCCTCACTTAATACAGGTGGAATCGTTGAGCTTTGACGCTGCTCTTCAGTATAGACTTCACCAGTCTCACGGTCAAACACTTCGTCCTCATAATGTGGCAAAGAGTCATCGTAATGGTCTTCAGCTTCACCAATACCAAACTGCTGGCGAATATTTTCTGCTGCACCATCAATATCAACACCACATCCAGAAGCTTTGATAAGACGTCCTGTATCTGGATTGTACCAAGTATGACCAGCAATACCTGTTGACTTACCATGACGACGACACTTAGTTAACTTGATTTTTGTCAAGTTTTTCTTAACAGGGTCTGGGTCAACCTTGTTACGCATTAACAGAATGTTGTTCATAGAAATCTGGAAATACGCACCAGAACCTTTAATATCCTCTTCAGAGATATCTCCACCTTCAGAGTTAGCTTTCTGACCACCTGCACTCTTACGAACGTGACATACGTTTACCTGCGCATACTGGTAGCGTTTGCAACGACGCAATAGCTCAGACAAAACTTCTTCTTCATCCGTATCAGAACGTGACAGGGCTAACGTGATAGGGTCAAGAATGATAATCTTACAGTCTAAACTGTTAACAAGATAGTCAACAAACTCTAGCAGGTTATCTTGGTCAATTGCCCCTTGATGGTCAACGATATGGATACGACGGCCTTTAGATAGTTCTGCGTGTGCTCCTTTTAATTCATCCCAATCCCGTTCATCATAAGGAATCTCAGAAATCTGCTTGCTCAGGTGGATTGCACAGAGCATTTCCATAAGTTCTTCGTAAGTATCTTCTACAGGAATTACACCGATATTATAATCAGTTTCTTTCCAAGCTGAATAAATCATCTCACGAGTGTAAGCTGACTTACCTACTGAAGATGGTGCTGCAATAGTTGTAATCTCACCTAAACCGTAACCACCATAAGTCAGCCTGTTCAAATCTCCGAAAGATTCTGGGAAAGGAATCAATGGAATCTGACCACGATTCTTCATTGCCTCAAAACCATCTGCAAAGTTCTTGATACCAGCAGGACAGTAACGAGGTGCATTGTAGATACGCTGCTTAAATCCTTCCAGAACTGTGTCTTTCTCTTTATAGAACTTTGTCCACCACTCGTTAAGGTCTTTTACGCCTTCTGGATACTGGAATAAACGAACCTTCTCAATAGGTAGGATACCAGCAGCATCTTTAGTGGCTTTAGCACCTGCTTCATCGTTATCAAAGCACAAGTAAATCTCATCAAATGATGTAATGTACTGATAGTTATCTTTGATAGACTTGATGTTTGCACCTGATGGAACAGATACGTGACAGTAATTCTTACGACGAGATTTATCCTTAATCGCAAGAGAAGTCATATAGATTGCTGTCGCACATTCCATCTCACCTTCCCAGATGAATAGACGGTTACCACCTTCTGGAGCAATCCATGAACCGAACATTGCCAGTTCACCTTTAATGTCTCCAACACCACCAGAAAAGTCTTTTAACTTACCTCGTAGGTGTTCTTTTGGATGGTCTTCTGGGTAACGGTGACGAACACGGTAGCCAACGTGCTCTAGCTTACCATCTTCATTACGTTTGTAAGTTGGATAGAAATGCGCGTCAATTTCACCATCACTGTCAATGTCAACCTTGATACCTAAGCGTTCAAGGACTTTTGCAGGAATCTTCCTATCTTTCAAGTCCATTGCTTCTAGGTTTTCTTTTACATCGTCTAAATCCATTCCACGGAAAGTACGGTTTTTATTGTCTGAACCAGTAGAATAAGTGCTCACAATTTGTCCTTTATCAAAATCCCACTCTGGGAAACCTTTGTTACAACTAAAGCAAGTCATTGAATAAGAATCATCGTCATGATGATAGATTGAACCAGCATCTGATGAACCACAACGTGGACATGCGCAATGACCAACAAACTGACCAGCCTCTTTCAATTTACGACCTTTAGACATTAGCACCTCTTCGTTGTAGTTCTGCCTTCAATCCATTTTCAATCTTGTCCAGTTCATGAATTTCATCTGCAATCTCTTTCCTTCGTGATTCAACTCTCTTAAGACGTTCAATCATTACCTCATTGGAAAGAGATGAGAGTTCCACTAAACGGTGGTCAATAACTTTAAAATTGTCTTTTACTCTCATCTTCATTCTCTCTTTTAAACTTTAATGATGGCTCTTAGCTTGTTCTCAAGGTCTGCAAGAGTACCATTATTATGAATAATGTCACGCTCATATTTTGTAGAAATCCCATTTTCTGAAACATGTGATGAAACTTTGTCCACATTGTCTCTTTTTACTTCAATAGTTTGGTGTGCAAATCTACTCAGCCATTCAGCTTCAGAGTCAAATCTTAAATCACTGATTAAGACAAAACCATATTGATTTCTAAGTGAGCACATTTCATGGAATCTAACCATTCTTTTTTCAAGGTCTTTAGACCAGAACTTGTCGCCCATTACTTTACGGACAACTTCAGTACCCCAAATCTGTTGAATTTGTCTTGATGAGAATTTATACTTTTTACTAAATCCCAGACGTGTTAATAGGGTAGGTTTAGCAACCTTCTTAAGCTCCATGATTAATCGTCCGGTTAACTCTGACATAAGCTTGAAGTCCATATGGTAACGTTCATCTCTGAAGGTGAACTCCATAGCTTCCGTAACTTTAAACATCAGTTCAGGATATGATAAGTCAAATACCTGTGGAGTCTCTTTAGTTTCACCATACAGGTCATTCCAAGTCAGGTCAAATATCTTTGATGCAGACATTTTAAGGTTGTCTGCAAAGGCCATTACAGCAACATTGTAGCCGTACTCATCCTCTAAGATGTTCTTCACAATAGAACATGAGGTGTCTTTTCCAGAGCGTGCCTTTCCAGTAAATGCGATAATATTACTCATTCTATCTCCCTTAATTACTAAAAAGCCCCCAACTAAGGAGGCTTGTAATATTTATAAAAACTCAGTGCAGTTGTTCAGTGGTAATCTGTGAGTGTTCTTTTTCAGCCATAGCTGCGATTTGCTTCACAAAATCGTCACCAAAGTTAATGCGCAGTTTCTCTTCAATGATTGAAGCTCCAATGCTCACCAAAACATCATTGATTGCTTGCATACTGACACCACCAGTCATACTCTCAATGAACTCGATGGTTGTACCCATCATCTGTGAAAGCTGGATTAATGCAACGATATTCATCATCGTAGAGATAGCTGGCATCATCAATGCAACTTTCACCTGTAGTGGTTCTATGCCAGCTACATAATCATCTTTCACAGCTTCTTCCAAAGAAGCTTTGGTTTGCTGGATAATCTCTTTGATTCGTGGGTTTAATTCTTCTACGCCCCAATCAAGTTTTTCATACCGTGACAACTTCTCATTCATACGCTTCTCAAGAGCAGCCATAACAGCACTCGTTGAAGAAATTAACAGGCCAACTAGCTCATCATTATCTAAGAGCAGCAGCGAGTCTTTTTCTTCAGATGTCATGGCAATATAGTCATTTTTCTGCATCTCATAAAAAATGAACTCTGCAAGAGCATCGACACCTACAACGATAGATGCTAAAGCAAGCGTTTTGTCACACAGCATCATATTAACCTGCTCTGCAAAAGCACTACTATCAGACTTGTCTTCAGGTAAGTTGTAGCTTGCAGGCATAAACTGTTCTGTGTAGTTATTTCCACGAAGAATCATAGCCATGCTTTCTACGGCATTGATTAAGAATGCTTCATCAACACCTTTCTCTTCAAGCATCTGTTCCACATTGATATTCATATTATTTCTCTCTCAGTTGGTTAAGTTTCTTTCTAGAACATTTTAAGTTTTCTGATGAAGAAAAGTCAAGTGTCTTTTCAGAACGTGGATAATAGTGCCTATCCCAAGAAGTTTCAACATCGTTAATCAGTGACGCTAGATTACACAGGTCTGTACCACTTTGCAACCTCTTTTTAAGAGAATCCAGTAAAGCAACTGTGTCTTTAGCTTTACGTCTTGCTGTAGCAACATCTTTCATATGCTCAAATACAGAGCATTTTAAGTCATCTTCATAGTTTTCAGACAACTCTATTTCATGTTGTATATCAACCATTCTCCTGTGATGGTGAGCATATTCCCGTTGAGCAGCAATGTCAAGTTCTTCCAACTTCTGCAAAGCTCTAACAAAGTCAGCTATGTCTGGGTGAACAAACATTTTCTGCATGTAAGCCTCTTTTAAGTAACTATTAAGTTTTAATCTTTTATCTTAACGTATTCTATACGTTATACTTTAAAGCTTTTTAAAAGCTATTAAATAATCTTTTAAGAGATTTAAAGTATCTGTATAGTTAAACTGTTAAGTAACCTTTTAAGTAAAAACCCACTTCGCAAAGATTAACACCTTGTCAAGTGCATTGTCAACTTGCTTTTTATAATTTTTTGCAGTAATGTATGAGGTTAATGATTTTAGAGGGAGTAAAAATGGAAAACGTAGATTTTAAAAACTTACATTTAGTTGGTGATACAGAAACTGATGGTTTACTCCTTGAGTTCACTAAAGTGCACGTAATGGCTTTCGCAGACTATAAATCTGACGATGAAGAGCCACCTGTATGGGTCTTTACAGATGAGCCTATCCTCGGTCACAAGTATACCAAGTACATTAAGGGTGGCTTACGTGAAGGTATTGAGTTTGCGTTAAAGGCAAAACGTCTTTGCATTCATAATGGTCTAGGTTATGACTGGTGGGTTTTCAATCACATTGCACCGGATTTATGGAACTTTGATAATCCAAAGTGTAAGCCGTGGAGTAATTTCTTTCAGGATTCTCTTATCCAGTCTCGTGTTCAGTGGATGGATAGACCAACTCCAAAGGGTTATAAAGGTGCTCATGGCTTGGCTGCATGGGGTGCTCGTGTTGGTGTTCGTAAACCAGAGATTGAACATTGGGGTGTGTGGAATGCAGAAATCTTCACTCGTGTTGTAGAAGATATCCGTATTAACGCCAAAACTAAACGGGCACTTGATAATGAGTATCTCAAGCTTAAGAAGTGTGGCATAGACACTTATGAAACCTACATGCGAGCTAAAGAAACATCTTTCTGGATGAGTCAACAAGCTATCAATGGTTGGAAAGCTGATAAAGAGCTTATGGAGTTCCATGTAAAGGAACTTGACAAGTTGACTAATGAGCTTGCTTCAGAGGTTGAACCACATCTACCTCCAACTATTAAGACCAAAGGTAAAGTCACTGGAGAAGAGTTTGCAAAAGCTTGGAATGAGTATGTTGAAACATTTGGTCATGCAGATGGACTGAAAAGAATTACCAAGTACCCTAAGACAAAGTATCGTCAGCAGGTACGTAATGGCGAGATGCAGACATACGAAATCAAACCATTTGGTAAGCCAACTACAAAGATTTTTAACATTGAAAAAAGGAATTGCTATACACCAACCAACTCTGTAACTGGTGAAGAGTACAAGGAAGGCTTTGTAGCAATGAAGGATGCTCGTGCAATTTGCAATGAGTTGAACGCAAAGATTGGTAAGAAATGCAAAGACTGGAAGCCAGTAAAAACAGTCAAAACTGTGAAGTACTATAACAGCCACGTTGTTAACCACTTTGAACTTGAGTCAAGTCGCTACACAGGTTTGATTGATGCACCATATACACCAATTGAGTTTGAAGTTTCTCGTATGACTCAGGTAGCAGTTGTTAAAGACTACTTGAAATCAGTTGGTTGGATTCCAGATGACTGGAACTACAAGAAAGACTCTGATGGTCGCCCTGTCAAAGTTTGTCGTTTCAAAGACAATAAAAAGATGATTACAAAGCATCCTAAGTGGCAGGAAATGGTTGAGCGGTGTGGTTTGAGTTATGTTGAACACGAAGGCGTCCAGTACATTGAGCATAACTGGTCTGTGAAGAAGTACACAGATTTGCTTGAGCCTTGCTTAATCCGTACTTCACCAAAACTTACTGAATCATCTTACGATACGATTGAAGGTGAGCTTGGACAGAAGATTGCTAAATACTACACTTTGATGCACCGACGCAGAACTATTGAGAACTCAAAGGATGATGAAAAAGGTTGGTTGAACCAGATTCGTCCTGATGGTCGCCTTAGTGCTGGTGCAATGGTGTTTGGTACTTCAACTGGACGTATGACACAGTATGGTATTGTAAACGTACCGTCTGGTGCTGCTGTCTATGGGGAACCAATGAGGGCAGTGTGGATTTGTGAGGAAGGTACTAACGTTGTCTCTGTAGACATGAACTCAGCCCAGCTAGTTCTTCTTTGTAACTTTATGGGTGATAAAGACTTCACCAAAGCGGTAACGCAAGGTAAAGAAGAAATTGAGTTCATTCGTCAAGAAGATGGACGCTATTACTGTAAACACTTTGATGAGTACCTCAACCCAGAGATTGATAAGTACCTTCGCTATGACTCTGAGAATGACCTGTACGTTGTCTATTCAGGGACTGATGCACATACACTGAACAGTATTTACTTTAACTTGAACGATGAGCAGGACATCTTGACTTGTCGAGCTACTCAGGATGAGAATCTTCTTCATGAGATTAGCAAGGGTCGTAAGAAAGCTAAGAATGGTATCTATGCACTGCTGTTCGGTGCAGGTGATGAGAAGTTTGCTAAGACGATTAAAGCTGCAACTACTCAGGAAGGTGCGCTGACTAAACAGACTTACTTTATTCGTTTGCCTAAAATTAAAAAGCTGCTAGATGACTTGGAAGCTGACTACAAAGCAACTAAAAAGGCACTTGAAGAGGTATTTGGTAAGACTGCTGCAATCTCTAAAGGTGGTTTTGTAAAGGTTGCTGGAGCTTGGTTGTGGTGTAAATCTCCACATAAGTTATTGAATTATTTGCTCATGGGTTCAGAGGCTCAGATTCAAAATGAGGCAATTAATCTTGCTTGTAGAAGAGCATGTGAAGAAGGATTGACAAAATTAAATGGACGAAAACCAGCAATCGGTGCTAGGCTTTTGCTGGCATACCACGATGAAAACAGTTGGGAATGCCCAGAAAGTATGACTCAAGAAGTTAAAGCCATAACTGACTGGATGTATGGTCAGGCATCTAAGAATTTAGGTTTGAAGAGTGAGACGCTTGTAACTGGCACAGGTAAGGTTGGTAAGAGCTGGTATGAGGTACATTGATGAGAGATTGTGGATTCACACATGAACAGTTAAAGTCTTGGTTAGATTATGACCCCGAAACAGGGGTCTTAACATGGATTGGTAGACCTCCACATAGTAGTAGGGTGGTTATTGGAAGCCAAGCCGGAGCAATTAAGCGCACAAGGTCTGGTGTGTATATGCACACACAGATTTTAGGATACAGGACAGGTAATCACCGAATTGCTTGGTTCTGGATGACAGGCAAGTGGCCTGATAAACACATTGACCACAAAGATGGAGATGGCTTGAATAACGCTTGGAACAATTTAAGAGAGGCCACAAAAGAACAGAACATGTCTAATAGGAGACAACCTAGAACATCAAAAAACTTAAAAGGCACAAGTAGAAGCAAGTCTGGTAAGTGGGTAGCCCAGATTAACCATAATGGTAAGACTATACATATAGGAACATACACAACGGAAGAAGAAGCCCATAAAGCTTACTGTGAAGCTGCTGTAAAACTCCACGGAGAGTTTGCAAAACTAAGTTGACAAGGTGCTCATGGAAGAGTACCTTATACTATATCTTATATAGGAGGGCTTATGAGTCACCGTGGAAGAACCCATGCAGCGATGATGAAAGGTGCTTCAAAGGAAACTATCAAGAACCGTAAGCAGAAGTTGTTTGAGAGAATGAATAGACTCATTGATAACACTTCCCTGTCTGGTGGTGAGAAAGTTTTCCTCAAAAGTAACCTTAAAAGCATTGCACAAGAACTTGTAGATATTGAATATTGGAGACATCAAAAATGACACTTGCAGACGTTATTCAGCAACTTCACGACAATTGCTATACTCCAGAGTTGATTCAGGAGATGTGTATTGTAGTGATGCCTAGCAAGTTCGTAAAAGCCTTTAACAGCGACACTTTAAGGTCTGCACACATTCTTATTGTTGACGGTAAGATTGCAAAAGACCGTACTGGAGTACTCAAAGGTGAACGTATTGATATTCTGGAGTTGCTATGAAGAAAATGTACAGTCTCTGGGGAAGTATTATGTGGAAAGCAGTAATTGCGCTTGGTGTTGTTTTTCTATCTGGCTGCAACCCTTCTTATGAAGATAAAAATGCTTCTTACAGTCTCCCACCAGAGATGCAAGATTGCAGAGTATACAAGTTACATGGTGATGCTATAAGCAGAGATATTGTTGTTGTCAGATGTCCAAACTCCCAAACAACAACATCTTATAGCTATGGCAAAAATGGTCAATCACACACTACGGTTATTGAGTGAGGTTTTCACGATGGAAGTCTTAGTAAACTACATCTATTGTTATGATGTTGTTCACTCCACTACAACCGTAGCTCAACGTAATCCAATCGTCCCACGAGAAGGTGAGTTGGTTCGCATTGAGGGTTGGACTTACACTGTGGAAAGCATCATTCATAAGTTTGATGTTGCTGGCGATGTTCAAGTTATCGACGTAGAGATTGGTGGTAAGAGAAAATGACTGTAGAAGATAAATTTAAGAACGCAGTTCTTACAGAAGATGGTGAGCTTGAAACATTCATTCTTCGTGTTGATGGTAAGCTATTCCGGTGTCGTTGTGGGTCAAACTGTTTCCACAAACCAGATAAAAATGACTTAGAGCTTTACGCATGTAATGCTTGCAATACTTGGTATCACTCAGAGGTTAAAAATGACAATTCTGTACAAACAAAATAAAGATGGTTCCTTCAACGTCTGGTCATGTGTTGCTGTAGGTGACAAAGTTATTACAACCTATGGTAAAGAGAATGGCAAGATGATGTTTGAAGAGTATACAGCAGAGCCTAAGAACATCGGTAAAAAGAATGAGCGTAACGCTGAACAGCAAGCTCTCTTTGAAGTTGCTGCTAAGTATAAAAAGCAAGTTGACCGTAAAGGTTATGCTTACACAAAAGAGTCTGCACAGAATACTGAGAAGGTAGGTGTACAGCTTGCTCATGATGCTGCAAAGGTTAGTCATGCAAAGTATCTGAAGTTCCCTGCTGATGCTCAACCAAAACTTGATGGTGTACGTTGTAGAATCTCAAGAGATGCTGATTCAGTCAGTTTCACAGCTTATTCTCGTGAGAATACTGTTTACAACGTTCCAACAGAACTAATCCCAGATTTGCTTTTGTTGCTTAAATTACATCCGCAAGTTGAAGACTTTGACGGAGAGATTTATGCTCATGGTTGGGACTTAGAAGATATTGTATCTATGATTAAGAATGCTGACAATCCAGACCGTCACCTTCTTAAATTCTACTGGTATGATATCTGTGACAATTCAAAATCTTGGCCTGAGCGTCGTGAAGTTATTGATAACTCACCTATTGTTGAGCTTGGGGATACCTGTAGAGTTGTTCCTGTACAGACTATCCGTGTAAATTCTTGGGAAGAGTTTGATGAAGCTCATGATAAGTGGGTTGAAGCTAAGTTTGAAGGTGCAATGTACCGTTCAATCTCTGAAGAATCTTTCTATGAGTGTGGTCACCGTTCATACTTCTTGATTAAGCACAAGAAGATGCACACTGAAGAGTTTAAAGTGACTGGTGTAAAGACTGATAAGCGTGGTCATGGTAAGTTCGTTGTAGAGACTCTTCCTAACGTCTTTGTAGATGTTTCATGGAAAACTACACACGAGAAGAAACAGTATCTTGCTGAGCATCCTGAAGAGTTTATCGGGAAACCTTTAACGGTTCAGTTCCAGAAGATGACTCGTAAGGGTTCTTTACAGTTCCCTGTTGGTCTCGTTATTCGAGACTACGAATAAAAGTTGTTGACATAGAAAATTTGGTGAGTATACTGAGCAGCATAAACCAACGGGTACTCACCAGCATCACTTAAGAGTCTTTGAAAAGGTTTTTTAAGTGATGTAATGCGTGGCTCGGTGCAGTGAAGTATGGTGGGGTAGGGTATAATATGGTGCGGTAATGTATGGGTAGTTAGTCTCAGCTACATTAAAATGAGACTTACCTTTTTAAAAGGTCTTTGGAGAGGGTCTTTTAATAAGGTCTGGTGTAGTAGGGTTGGGCATGGTACGGTCCGGTGTGGTGTGGCACGGTATGGGTGGATGGTAGTATCCACGTTAAAAATCTACCAAGTTTCTAAAGAGTCTTCTGTTGAGGGTTCTTTACAAACAACTTAACAATCAACTAAAGTGTGGAGCTAAATGCTATGAAACTGTTAAATATCAAAATCACTGGTACTCGTCCTTTCTTGAGCCATAACGATACGTTGTCAGACCCATTAAACCCTCTGACAAAATATCACAAGTCTCTGTCCAGTAAACGTAAAAAGACTGACGAAGACTATGCGCTCTTAGCAGAAAGCCAACTAGTAACTTCCTGTTACTACGATGAGCAGTTAGGTTTTGTTATGAACGGTGAGATGATTGAGGCTTGTATCAAGTCTGGTGCAAAACTCAACAAACTTGGTAAGGTAATTGACCGAGCCATTATGCTGACAGATGTAGTCTTCCCAATGACTATCAAGAACTGTCCAGCAAACCCACAAGAACTTGCTAAGAATCCAGACTTTATCTATGCTAAGTCTGTTAAGATTGGTACAGCACGAGTTATGAGTTACCGTCCAATCTTCCGTGACTGGTCTGTAGAGTTTGGTTTGATGTTCGATGAAGAGCAAATCACCAGAGAGGAACTTCTGATGGTTCTGGAAAATGCTGGTAACCTTTGTGGTGTAGGTGATTGGCGTCCACGCTTTGGTCGTTTTTCTGTAGAAGTTATTTCAGAAGGTAACGTTTAATTATGAATACAAAAGCATTAGCAGCAAAGTTTAGTTACGGTGACACTGTATCACACTCTGAGATGGATACCTTCTTAGGTATTGTGAAGCCAACTTATCAAGGTGACATTGTTAAGTACGAAGATGAAATGAAAGCTTACGCACTTACACGCTTAAATCGACTTGAGAAGTTTATTGAGAAGCTTCTTAAAGAAGAGAAGATTTATCTGGTTGCTTCAATGGGTGTTGGTTATCGTGTGGTTGAACCTAAGCATCAAGCAACTATTGCAAAACGTAAAATGTCTGGTAAGATTGGTCGTGCTTTAAAGCAAGCCACTCAAGCGATTGAGAATGTGAACACTATGGTACTTAGCCATCAAGAACGTTCACGACTAATTGAACAGCAAAACCATTTAGCTGCTATGAAAGCTAACATTAACAAGCAACGTAGAAAACCTTTCTAAGTTGACTAGGTAGCCTCTTCGGAGGCTCCTTTTTAAAAGGTCTTTAAGAGGGTCTTTTAATGAGGTACGGCGCGGTTAGGTAAGGTCTGGTAGGGTAGGGTGAGGTTTGGTAAAGTGCGGGTAGTTAATCGGAGCTACATAAAAATTCGATTACATCACTTAAGAGTCTTTAAATTATATTCGATAGAGTATCTCATAGGGTTTTTAAGTGAGGTGTGGTAAGGCGCGGTTAGGTATGGCGCGGTCAGGTCAGGTGAGGTTCGGTGCGGGTAGTTAGTCTCAGCTACATTAAAATGAGACTTACCTTTTTAAAAGGTCTTTTAAGAGGGTCTTTTAATGAGGCAAGGTGCGGTCTGGTAAGGCATGGTATGGTTGGGTGAGGTGTGGTATGGAAGGATGGCAGTAGCCTTATAAAAAATCTGCCAAATAAGCTATAAAGTCTGTTGACAAGTCAGGTGTTATAGCTTATTTTTATACTCAATGTAATACAAAATTCAATATAACTTTGAGGTCATTATGAAAAAGATTTTATTAGCTGCTGCAATGGTTATGGCAATGAATTTACCAGTCAATGCAACAGAACTTCCAAATGTGGACTTATCAGGTGTTCCAGAAGACACTTGTCAGATTGTTAAAGGTGTTGCTTTGGCTAATGGTGAGTTACTTAAACCAATCTCTGAAGAGTCTTTAACAGAGATGACTGACAAGGTAACTGACTATCAGTATCGTGTTCTTGCAGAGTATTTCCTGCAATCTGCAAATATTAAAGAGAAGCACCATGATGATATTGATGTACAGGCTATGCTTAATCATCGTATTCAGTTTAAAGAAGATTTGATGCAAAAAGCTATGTATGGTGTTGAGTATTTCTTAGAAAACAGAAGCTGCACAGGTATTTGATATGGCTCTTAAAAAGTTACATCCCAGAAGCGGTTATGGTAAGATAATTGACGATACAGACGGCTTTACAGTCTTTACAGTTATCTGTCAAGATGATTCACAGATTGAAAAGGCTCTTGATGATTATCTTAACGATGAACGTGAAAAGGTCAGGGCTACTAACATAGACTCATTAATTGATACTTCACGCAAACGGAAGAAGAAAGATGAATGAGGTTTTTGACCCTTATGCCCCACAAGATGATTGGGAGGCTGATAGAGAGGCTGAAATGGAGAGTTATATTTGTCCAATGGATGTAGACGAAATGAGAGACTTCGTTGCACATCGTTTTAAGAGAGAGATTAAATCCAGAGGTCTTTCTCAAGAGCAAGTTGCTAAAATTTGTGGTATCTCTCAGGCTCGTGTGTCCAACATAATTCATCTCACTGGTAATGTCTCCCTTGAGTATATGTTGGAAGTATGTGAAAAATTTGGTGTTAATTTTAATTTAAGGTTGGCAGATTAATATGAAACGTGAAAACATTATCCACTCTGAAAACTTCGCATTAGGCTTTTACGGTGTACCTACTCACCTTGAAAAGTATTATGGTGTGAAGATTCTCTCCAATCTCATTATGGCTTACAAAGATGGTAAGATTAAGCATACTGAGAAGAAACGTGTCATGGGTTATATGGCTGTAGGTTCAGCAATCTCAAACATCAAGCTGGAAACCACTAGCAGTCAGTTTGTGAAAGACCACTTCATTAAAGAGCTTTACCAGAATATTGATGGTGTAGATGTTCAGGCTGTTTGGTTGGATGTTGATGGTCACAACTACACAAGTTTCGTTTTCAAAAACGATGACATTAAGTGTCTGTTCCCATAATAGGTGATTAACTATGATTGATGTCTACTTACAAGATGCTCATGCAGATTTCCTTAAAGAGATGCTTAAAAAGTTTATGGCTTCACAGTATGAGAATGAAGCATCTTTTAAAATAGTTACATGTGGCGACGAAGCTGGTTTTGTTGAGATTGAACATGAAGGTACTGGAAAGACTGTTTGTAAGCTACCTGATAGCATGTTCTCTAAAACGTTCTTAACAAAGACTAGTATAAATGTTAAGCTTGTTCCTCAGATTGAAACATACTCTGGTACAGATTACCCTAAAGGCTTCAAGTCACTGATGAAACACTTCTTAGATGACTTTGTGAGTAATCTTCTAAGTGAGGTAACAGAAAGCCGTACAATATTAACTGTAGAGAATCTAGGGAACACTATCAGGGTTACTTCTGACCGATATTCTATGAGTCTCTTCGACTTTGTACCTAAGAACTTTGATGGTATTCTGGATGAAGAAGATGACTGTGTAGACTTTATATTGGTTCTTGAACCAGTTTTTGAGGTTAAATAGATGAAAATTGAACACTGCTATGAGTCTGATGGAACACCTATCCGTTGTCCACATTGTGGGTGTACAGACTTACAAGGTGAGGTAAGTGAAATAGTTAACGGTCATATTGCTGAAGAAAGTACCCGATGCACAGTGTGTAATGAAATTATCGCTTTCTGGGCTTATGGTTCATACCAACCCTCTCCACATTTTATCTACCATCGTAGTAAAGTTGTGAAGAGTGTTATCAACTGGTTCATTAAGAAAGGATTTACAAAATGATTAAATTAATCTTTGCAAGTGGTGAAAATGGTGAGTTTGGTACTCCAACTGGTATGCCGTGGCCTCGACATAAACAGGACATGCAAGAGTTTAAGAGACTCACTAAAAATAACTTAGTAGTGATGGGTAATGAGACTTTTAAGACTCTGGGTAGTAAACCTCTACCAGAACGTGCAAACCTAATCTTAACAAATTCTGTACCATACTTAGGCATAGACTTTGGCAAAGATGATGTAATGTATGCTAAAGCCAGTAAAGAGTCATTTGGAGCATTTTTGAAGTATCTTGATAGCTCTATTGATGAAGATGTCTTTGTAATTGGTGGTGCAGGTGTCCTTGTCAATGCTTTACCGTATGCTGGTGTGGTGTTCCATACAGTCTTCCATAAAGTTACTGAAGAGGCCACTGTGCATTTACCTTTTGAAAACTTCTTTGAGAAGCTGTATGATAGCCGTGTATTTGCAAAGGTACAGTCAAGGCCATCGGATGATGGTAAAGCAACCTTTGAAATTTATGTTCCACAAGTAAAAGGACACTTTTGATATGTCACAAGCTGATTTGAGTTACAAAAATATCCTGAACCATGTTTTATCCGTTGGTGAACTGCGTACTACACGAACTGGAGAGGTTATCTCTGCATTTGCTCCACCACAGTTTCGTTTTGATATGCGAACTGGTTTCCCACTCTTAACATCTAAACAGGTGTTTACACGGCAAGTTATTGGGGAAGCTTTATGGTTCCTGAATGGTGAGAATAAACTTGGTGAACTTCGTTACCGTACTTGGGGTGAAAATGATGGGGAACGCTGGACTATCTGGTCAGATGATTTTAAACGCTGGTTAAGCTCTAATTATTCCTCTGAACAAGACTGGTTAGAGGATGCAGGTGGTAGAATCTACGGGGTTCAGTGGAGAAACTTTGAGGGTCATGATGGTTGTGTTGTAGACCAGTTAGAGACCTTAGTAGCGAAGATGAAGGGTGATATCACAGACCGTTACATGCTTGTTAACGCTTGGAATGCAGCAGATATTGCAGCAAACTCAATGGCTTTAGCACCTTGTCATGTTCTGTTTCAGATTTATATCACCAACGAGGGTGAAGTTGACTTACAATGGTATCAGCGTTCTGTAGACACCTTTTTAGGGCTTCCGTTTAACATTGCATCTTATGGTTTTATTCTGGAAGTCCTTTGTAAGATGACTGGATACACTCCACGATATTTGATAGGTGTCTTTGGAGATACTCAGATTTATCAGAACCATATGAAGCAGGTTTATGAACTGATGAACAATGAAGAGTTCCATGCACCAACTTTTGAGATTGGTATCCCACTTAACACTTTAAGTGACCTAAAACATCTCACTGCAAGTGATTTTATTGGTGGCATTAACAACTACCAACATGCAGGGAAGATTGAAGCACCTCTGTCAGTAGGTAAGTAAAACAAAAAAGGCTCCTTTTTACGGGAGCCTTAAATTTTATTTTTCAGTATTCTTTGTGTTCTTCTCAGTAATAGCTTGGAGGGCTGATACTGATTGAGCCAGATTATTTACACTGTCAGAGAATTTATCAAGAGTTTTGGTAAGTTTTGCGTTTTCGCCCTTAACATTCTCTAACTGAACTTTCTGGTTCTCCATCCCTAGCTGAATCAATCTCATGTCAGACTGTAAATCATGAATAGCTGAATAGTTACTTTTTGAATAATTATCTAGCTGCTGTAACTTTGTTGTGACAGACACTTCTTGTTTACCACTTGAAACTTGCATGGTGGTATACATCCCAATAACACTAAAAATACCAACTACAATTGCACCAATATTATTTTTAAAAGCTTCCTCTAGCCACTTCATTTATTTCTCCCCCTTAAAAGCTTTTTCTAAGTTATCTACGAACTCATCATCAATAGGTGTGTCTGTTTTACTCGCAAGATATCTTGCAAGCTTAAAGAACACTTTCTCAATCATGTATTCACTTAGAAGGGATAAAATGAGTTTCCAGAAGAAGCTACCTAGATTTTTTAGAAGAATTGCTAGGATTGTAGGCATTTAATCACCTCATCAGCCAAGATGGTGAGAATACCCATAAAGAATATTAACACCATCTTAACAATCAGTTAACAAGGGATTAAGCAGTTCTTACCCAAGCCATTAACTTGTAGAACTGGTTAGTAACACTAAATGCTGAACCAGAGCCTGTACCACCAGTGTTACCACTAACTGTGTGGCTGTGAGCACCAATACCTACAGAGTGAGCATGTCCACCAGCAGATGCAGCAGTACCACTAACTGAGTGGGTGTGAGCACCATCATTTTCAGTCCAACCAACATGGGTCTGAGCAGAGTTCGAAGATGCAACTCTACCTGATGGAACGTTAGCGTTGTCACCCTGTGAAATTCTGTGTGCGTGTTGCCCAGCAGATGCAGCAGTACCACTAACTGAGTGGGTGTGAGCACCAGTACTATTAGTGTTCTTCGTACCATAATCAAAAGATGAAGTGGTAGCAGAGAAACTATGGGTGTGTGACGGTAAGTTACCAACAGATAACACCACAGAGTCTGAACCACCTGTTGTAGCAACATCTGAACCATCTGCTGCTGCAATCCTGATAGTCCTACCAACACCATTGTTAAGATACGTCCAAGTTAACCCAGGTAGTGCTGTATTAGGGTCAACATCACTGTTAAACCAAGTTACAATACCTACTGGATAGATTTTATTAAGGTCTGTAGAGTCACTAATTGCTGTTGCAAATTTCTGGTCAGTTTCTGCTTTAGTATATGCACCAATCTCTGAAGGGGTTGGTTTAAAATCAGTTGTGTAAATCTGTGCCTCTCCGGCATAGTCACCATTTTTGTCATAGGCATAGGTGAATGTTGCCAAACCGTTTGAACCGTATACAAAAGAGATACCCCTTGCGTGTGCAGCAGTCTTACTAGAGTGAGCAACATGAATTGCCAACTCTTTCAGACCACTAGTCACATTGTTGTTTCTGACAAAACCTGAATACCCAAGATTAAATGCTGAAGGGTTTTCAAGATTATCTACAGATGCAGTCATCAAAGATTGATTTAATAACTGAGTCTTAACAAAGTATCTAGCATCTAAGTTAGACCAATTTTTTGGTTGAACCTGCCCATTAATATACAGATTCTTATTCATACTAACCAATGTTGGCTCTAGGGAAATTTGAGTGCCTGAAAAGCTGTTGCTCAAGGTTACCACGTTAGAATTAGCAGTTCCTACGCCCAGCCACCACCTAGATACATTCGCAGTATCAACACCACGGATATATTGTGGCTGTCCCTGTGTTAAGCTCCTTAATACTAAACCTTCATTATCTGATACAATAGTCTGCACATTTGTGAAAGTATTAGCAACATTAAGTTTAGGGAGATTACTCAAAGTGGCTGCCGGAATATATCTAGAATCAATGTTAGTCCAATCAGAAGGTTGTACTTGACCATCAATTCGAACTGTTTTGCTCATGGCAATAGTGTTACCTAGTGAGACTTGTGTTTCTGTTAGATAGTTATAGATTTTTAAAATGTTCTCATCACCGTCATTACCAATATACCACTTATAATTCCCATCTGACTTTCTTGCTCGGATATATAAAGAGGGAGCAGTGTCCACATTTCGCAGAGTGATGGCTTCAGCATTCTTCTTAGCAACAAAATTAGAGAAAGTGTTAGTACCAGTAAAAGTGTTATTACCAGCTAACTGCGCAAATCTCTGATTAGCTGCTGTCTGGGTAAAATACCTAGCATCTAAGTTAGCAAAACTTGAAGGCTGAACTTGGCCAGCAATTTGAAGAGTTCTGTTGACTTTCACCAAATTCTCTAAAATAGCAATTGAAACGTCAGACTTTACATTCTTCAATACAAGATTATTTGTACCCCTATTATCATTACCTAGATACCATCTGTTAGTACCATCTGCATCTTGACCACGAAGATAGAGTGGAGCACCTTGAGTGATATTTTTAATAATGAGCGCTCCATTGTCAGAGAGGATAGCTTGAGTACCTCTAAAGGTATTATTCACGGCTAGTCTTGCATACCTTGCGTCATTCTCTTCATTAGTTCTCATCCCAAGTTCATTAGGGCTTGGCTTATTCAAAGTATGATAAACAGTTGCCGACCTTGAAGCGTCTGCAATAGTTAGTTTAAGGTCGTTTGCGTTGATTTTAAAAGTCTTTAAAATATCACCAACAGTAATCTCAGAAGAGCCTGTGGGGTCGAATACAGCCTTGCCACCGTAAAGTAGCTTAACAATTCCTAAGTCACCCGTCATAGTGCTACCAGCAATCTGAACAAATCTTTCAAGCTTAAAAGATGCTAAGAAATCTTGATAGGTCATTCGACGGTCTTCATCACCCAGCATTTTAGGTCTCTTTTTAACTCTGACATGAAGAAGGTCATCTGAACGGATTGTGTCGATTGAGTTTAGCTCACTCAATTTGTAATCTGCCATTATAAATTTTCCTCTTAAAAGGGGCTATAAAGCCCCTGTAAAGAAATTAAGCTGTTCTCTGCCATACATACAGTACGAAGGATGGCTGTTCAATATTAACTGCCTGACCTCCACCAACACTATTTGTATTGCCACTATGTGTATGTTCAGAAGAAGAAACTGTTACAGTGCCACTATGCGTATGTGAACCAATACCAACTGTATGACTGTGAGCACCAATACCAACCGTGTGGCTGTGGTCACCTGATGCACCAGATGTGACGTTAAAGCTGTGTGAGTGCGCACCATCACTAGAAGTCCTTGATGTCCTTCTTGGACCACCACCATCAGAGTCAGCCACAGCATTACCAGAGCCATCATTTGCTCTAGGATACACATCATGGTTGTGAGTACCATTGGTGCTAGTGTTACCTGACACACTGTGTGTATGGTTACCAGTTGTGTTAGTAGCTTTTGTCCCATAGTCAAAAGAGTTTGTAGTCTTAGTCCCATAATCAAAAGCTGAAATTGACACAGTTGCATTATGAGTGTGACCACCACCGCTAAGAGACACAGAGTGGGAGTGCTGAGGTATGTTATTAACTGACAAAGTGACAGTTGAAGCGCCAAATATAGAACCTGCTGGTCTTGTATCAGAGTCATAGCCAACCAATGCCCTGCCTTTTGAAACTAACTCCCAAGTACCTCCACAAATTAAGTATGTGGAAGGGTTTGCAGAGTTCATAGAAAGATGGATAGTACCTACTGGATAAGAAGCCTGAACAGCCTTGTACAAGTTATTTAATGCTCTTGCTGTAGCATACTTATCTGCATCTTCGTTATACAGATTAGATGTTGTCCAGTTCTGAACATTACTTAAACCAACCTGTGCCTTAGTTGTATTGTGTGGGTTACTCTTGTCCTTGATATGTTGCTGGACAAGGTTATTAACCTCTTCTGAAGACATAATCTGTAGATTTGCTCTTGCCTCAGCTACATTAACAATATCTGATAAGTTATTTGCAGCGACTAACTGAAGAGCATTAATAACATTATCTAAACCAATTTGTGTTTTAGTAACACCATGAGGGTTATTTCTTAGGCTTGCGTGTGGAGCAAGTAATTGCTCAAGAGTACACCTCTTATCCTCAATACCCTGCTTAAGATGGAAGATATCACTAAGGTCAATTGGTAAGGATGCTTGAGGCAAGGCACTAATTTGAATTTCACCTACTGCCATTATTAAGCTCCTACAAATTCATAAGTATAAAGATTTTTTGTACTTGTTGATGCAGTACCTGTTTCGGTCTTAATAAGCTTCCAGCCATTAGCCACCAAATCTGGTTGCGCAGTGGCAAAAGACCTTACCTCACCAACAGTACCATTTGCTTTCTTCAGGAGATAGTTTAAGATATAATTAAACCATTGGCGACCCATTGGTTCACCTCTTAATAAACCAGTCGCCTGAATTTCTGGTGGTGGTAATACTTTTAGCTGGTTACCATCAGCATCTACTTCATCTGTAGACCAATTTAAAAATGCCATTAAGAACTTCCTTCTTGCTGTGATTTATCTTTTCTACCTTTGATGATTTGAGCTACTTCAGCCATAACACCATAATCACCACCTGCTACAGTTTCTTTACCAACGATGTAGTTGTCTGTAGCATTATAATTTTTATTAACCTTCAAGTAATCTACTGAGCCACTATTAGCCGTTCTATCAATCTTGAAATAAGCATCTCTTACACCAGCATCTGCTAAACTCCCTAGTAAGTTCTTCTCTAAAGAACCTCCTGTATTGTTGGTAACCAGACCCTTGTTAGCATCTGTAACAAGCCAGTTATCTTTATCATCAACAATTGCTAAAGCAGAGTCAGCAACCTCTACAGGTGTCCAAGCAGTACCATTCAGGGTTACATCTCTTAGAATGACTGCTGAACCAATAGTTGTTGCAGCAATTTTTGCTAATGTGTATGCTGTGTCAACAACGTTATTTCTTGTGTTAACTCTAACCACAATACCAGCAGTCATAGGTGTAATATGTTCAAAAAGCTGTGAAAATGTTGCATCATACAGAGTCATGATAGCATTCTGTAAAAATGTTGGGGTTGTATCAGAACGTCTTAGAAAAATCTGAATATAAAGAATTGCTCTATATGTTTCATCATCAGCACCAAGTGGTCGTGGTACTTTAATTAATGCACCGATGTTGTCAAGTTGCTGTCCAATAGCCTTCCTGATATTCCTTTCAGTGTGCATCTGCCATGAAACATCTTCCAATGTTTGTAGCTCATCAGTGATAGCTTTCAGCAAACTCGTATAGATGAATTTCTCTTTAAACTGTGTAACAGTCCTTTCATCAAGAGTCTTGTAATAAACATCATCAATTTTCTGAAACATTATCACTCCTTAGTAATGGTGTACTGGCTACTTTCCCATACAGTGTATTGGTCACCATCAACAGTAATTCTTGCTGTAGTGTACTGTCCATCACTAGGTGGTACTGACTGGCTATTGGATAGTGCTACTTTGATTTCATTAATCTCGATACCTTTAATGACATTATAAATATACCCATAGATTCTATTAGGGATAACATCATTACCAACTTTCAAAGTTCTACCATAAGCGTTAATACCTTGAATAATACTGTCTCTGATATCTTCTTCTGGAATTGTCAAGCTTTCTTCATTATATAGAGAGTATGATACTTTTACAAAAGCATACTTAGGTGTTGGCCTACTGAAGTAAATATTATGAGATAGTCCACCTAAGTCATAAGCTGTCCCAAAGATAGCCCCATAAGCTCTAATACCAGCAGGTTTAGTGTCCCAGATTGCTTGAGCAACATTATCATTTTGACCACCAACTACAACAATCTTGAAAGATTTTGGTGGGAGTCCTTCTGAGCTTGTCTCTTCAGTATCATTTTCAACACCTGAAGCATCTGATACGCCCTGAACCCTCTTAACAGCAGCTACGATTGCATCCAGAGTACCTACACCAGTAACTGACAGGGATTCTAAATATCTCTGACGAAGTTCTGTATCGGTCTCTTCATTTCTACCTGTTGTCAGGACATAACGGTTATATACGCTATCAAGACCATCTACAGTTGTTTCAATTTCGATAAGTGTCCCAGCTAATGCAGGAATTGCACCAACTTCCTCAGCAACAACATCATGGATAGTTGTAATTTTTGTGAATGTGAGGAATGTGGTAGCAGTCACTACCATAGGGTTGGTTCTTGCAATAATGTCGCCTTCATCTTTATAAACTCGTAATGCTGAACCATCATTGATGACTTCAGCTTTTGCTACAATACCACCATTAATTGCATTAGCAAGCTCAGTTAATAGTACTGTGATTGTGTCTGAAGACTTTGGCTGATAAGAGAAAATAACGTTATCAATAATAATAACATAATTTGCATCAGTTCGTAAAGAGTTAACTTCAAGAATAGCCTCAACACAGTATGAAGGGGTTAATGTAATGTTTGAAACTGGATAGAAGATATTCCCAGCAGTACTTCTTAATCTGGTTGTAGACGGAATTGTTGCACCTGTTGTTCCAGTAAACTCTACTTGACCTCTTGTAGCTTGAGCAACATATCTATACACAGCGTTCAAAGCTGTAATATCATCAAGGTTAAAACCTTCAGCTTTATCAATCGTTCCACCATCATAGATTTCTGATAGAATTTCATGAGTGTCTGCTAAAGACCTTGCAATTGAAGCTAGAAAGAGACCTAACTGACTATCCTCAGAAACGTCAAGGTTTGGTGAAATATCTCTAAGAAGCCTTGATTTGATATTATCAAAAATTTCCTGATATCTTAGAGTTTGTAATCCTGTTGTAGTTAATCCTGCCATTAGATATTAACCTCTTGCGTAATGTCTGTTAAAATATCTGTTGTAGTAGTTGCATCAAAATTAACAGTTACTTTTCTCTGAGCATTATCCATTGAAGAAGAATAGTTATAGATGTTAGATACATCTCTTGTTTCAACAAGGTAGGCTTTCATGTAATTATCAAAGATAGAAGTTTTCTGTTTAAATTTGGCAAGTTGTAAATATGGGAACCCAGCAGATGTATTAAAGAAAACTTCACCAGCCCTTAAAAGGCATCTAATATGAAGTCTTTGAGCAACCTGAGTAGCTTTATCATCTTCTGGGATAATTCTAATTTGGTTACCAGTAATCTTTAAATCTCCATGAGCCACATACACTGAATCTGAACCTAAAGTGGCAACATAGTCACCACCTAGATTTAATGCAAAGTCTGTTTTCATTATTGTGCCTCTGTAGTATCAGCCTCACCAGCAGGGTCTGTCCAGTAATAATGGTGCGTGTGTTCATTAAAGCTCACACCAGTCGTGTCACTGATAAAATCTGAGCCGTGTACTTCTTCTGTTACGTACAAGTTTTTAGAAATGTGTACATCACCTTCAAAGTAGAAGTTACCATCATCAGTAACTCTTAATACAGAGTCACCGAAATGAAGTCTAACTGCTGTTGGGTCTGGTTTAAAATTCTGTGTTCTTGTGCAGATGCCTACGAAAGCTACACAGTCTGAAATATCATGTGTCCTTCTCATGTTTGTTTCCATCTGAACATTCTTGTCATTGACAACGAAGTCATCTAAAGGTAACATTGAGAAAGCTAACCAGCATCTGTCATTAGTTTTTACGGGGAATGTTAAAGATGCCCCACCACCACTTGGAAATTGAACAGGTACACCAGTAATCTCTGGCATAGGTAAACCGTTAATAGAGTAAAGTGGCTTAACAGTGGCTGTTTGAGTCTTTGAATCGAAAGACTGAATAATGGCTGGTAATCCAGTATACAGTTCTTTTCTAAATTCATCAAGACATTCTGAAACATACCCAGACATTCTAGTAACTGGTGACTTCATTATTCCACCTTCTCTAAATCTAGTTCAGTTGTCCAAGCACCACCAGTAAAGTCAAGATTGTGAGAAAGACCTTTTACTCGATACTGACCTTCAAAATCTTCACTTTCCCTAATAGTGATGTTATCACCCATCTTAATTCTCCCATCTAAATGGATTTTGCAACGAACTCCAGTTTTAACTTTAATAACTGTCTTATTCTCTTTTTTCAGAACCTTTCTAGTTCTTCTGTAGTAGCCTTGCAAAGAATCAATAACGTTATATGGGTAAATTTCCCAAGAAAGTTGTCTAGCCTTAGCGTTAAAAGGAACTACTCGGATTTGCTTGTTAAATGTATACCAACGTAGACTACTTTCTTCACAAACCTTTGTAAGTGCCTCTGCAACACTTCCCCAAACACTAAAACCATTCTTGTAAGTGTAACCATCAATACTTGAAAGGTCTTCATCAATAAGTGAGAAACCTAGTCTGTTGACTAAATCTCTAATCACACTTTTACGCGTTGTCCCTGCTTTATAAGAAATTGATGTCTTAATCGTGGTTCTTTCCATTTTATCATTGGAACAGATAACCTTTGTAATCATATCAACACCACGCTTATATGTATAAGCATATTCAATAGTGCCTAGATAGATTAATGGGAGGTTATCATATTCAATAATAAGGTCGCCATTTGCGTCCCTTTTAAAACCAGTAGTGTAACCTGCTCTAAGCATAACTGTTGCACCAACGGTTTTGAATTTGGCTCTCATCTCTTTATTAAGGTTGTAGATTTCAAAAGTGGTATCATCAGAGGTTACTTTATTCTTCTGAGACGTATAAGACACATTACAAGTAAATTGTAAGTTGTCGAAATAGTCCATTTGCATAGAATCTTTAGCATGGCTTGTAGGTTTATCATTAAAGGCTGTAGTTTCACTACCTACAGCCAATTGATAGCACCTAAAAGAAGCCCCAGCAGTGCTATCTTTTACAGACATTACAAGTTCTCCATTAATCTCATATCTTCTTGAGTGTAATAATTAAGCTCAAATGCCTTTTCTCTTCCGAAGTTATTTCTGGTAGGCTGTAAATCAGTACCATACATTCGTTCAACAAAAAGCTCTCCAGCTAATGAAGGAATTACATAGCGTCCTGTGATTGATTGGTCTGCAAGGCATTTCTTTTCAGATAATAATACATTACCATCAACATCAGATAGCGTCAAGAACCATCTGTCAAGCCTCTCTTTATACTTTAATTCAATTACAAAGACAGTGCCATCCAGAGTTACAGTTTGTGTAGACCATTCTGTATCAGGAACAGGAATATATTGTGACATTAATAAGTCCCCTTTTTATTCGGATTCACTGAATGCTTTTGTAATGCTTTTCCATCTCCAGCAGTTCTGTTTAATGCTGCTCCGGCATTTCTCTCAGCCTCTTCACTGAATGTAGTAACACCTTTTCTGGTTTTTGCAGACATGGAACATTTTGCAAGGGCATTATCTTCAGCACTAGTAAGTTCCCTTACTCCATTGGCATCAAGGTCGAATAATAACTGACAGTTTAATTTCCCATTACCTAGACTTGTTGTGGTATTCCCTGTATTCTTTTTACTGGTAGCACCACCATCATTCGTGGTAGCGGTCTTTCCAGTTGCAGCAGAAATATCAGTTTGTCCCACGATAGCTTTAAAGTTAATTTCCTGAAAAGTTAGCTGGATTCTTAGACCATTTGAAATACCAACATCTTTAGAGGCTTTAAAACTTGTGATAATGGAATCATCAATTTTAATTCCGTCTTTACAGATGACTGAAATAATTTGCTTCTGGTCACGCCAGCTTTCAAGAGTGTCGATGAAGTTTTCTACTAATTGCCCCTGACGAGTTAATAATAAGCTTCCTTCATAGCCAACTACAACGACACCACTAATAGTGATTGTTCTGGGTGCTCTTTGCACATTATCTGTGACGGTTTGCCCTGATTGCATATTCTGTGTAGTCACCTGCATAGGGCTATCAAATTCCATGTTCTCAGTTGCTGATAAGGTTAAGAAGGCATCTACATTATCTCTTAAGTGGAAATAGATGCCATCTTTGCCACTATATTTGATTTGCATATTAGAATCCCATAACATTATTCTTCCTCTGGATAGCTTGAACTTAGAAGAATGTCTTCTTGATTCTTGTCAGTAATATCCACCATCTTAGTAGCAATTTGTTTACCATCAAGATTGAAAGTAACATTCAGGGTTTGTTTAGTCTGCATAGGTAAACCAGAAGGGGTCATCATCATTGGTGTCTGGTTGAACTTATTGGCAAAATTATCAATAGATGTTGATAGTTTATCCATGATAATCTCCCAATTAGATAGACCATTATCAATTAACTTTCTGTTACCTTCAACGTCTTGAGTGTACTGTGCAAACTGAAGTTGACCATTCTCATCAAAGAACATTGGCCTTTTTGGGTTTGTAATATTTGCAACAGCATTTTCAAATGGTTTTGGTAATGTAACTTCACTGTAGTTTTTAGCAGCATTTGGGTCTGTAGAGCCTCTTAGCATTAATGCTGAACCAACAGTACCAAGTGCCATTCTCGTTGCTGTAACTCCACCTGCTGCTGCGGCTGCTTCTCCGGCTGCTGCTGTGCCTGCTGCACTAACACCAAGTCTTTGTAAGATTTTACCGAAGATACCACCACCAACCAAACCACTTAGTAGCTTGACTGATTTTGATACTACAGCAACTGCACCACCAACCAAACCACTTAGTAGCTTGACTGATTTTGATACTACAGCAACTGCACCACCAATTGTGACAACTGTTCCTAGAAATTCACCAGCACTTTTGATAAGCTTTTGCTGGCTGTTGTCAAGGTCTTTATACCAAGCTCTTGCATAGTAGTATAATGCAGATGTTCTGTACATGAAGTCTGTTACGAAGTCAAGTAGGTTACTAGCACCTTTTAAGAGGTTCCCAATCACAACACCTAAAGCCTGTGTACTACCCAAAGAACCTTGTAAGAACATTGCAACAGAGTTAGACAACTGTGAAATACCATCACTAGAGTTGTTAAACAGTGCTACAAGTGTGTTATCCCACATAGCCTTTGCTTGACCCATTGACGTAGCAGTCTGCTTAGACACGGCGTTCATACCACCTGCTTGCTTGACAAGCTCAGCCATTCTTTCAGACACTTTAGGCAGAACATCTTGAGCAAGAAGTTTACCGTCTTGCATCATCTTATCAAGTTCTTGTGGAGTCTTCCCAATAGCGTCAGCGAATAACTGCACAGCACCTGCTAAACGGTCACCTAACTGTCCACGAAGTTCTTCAGCCTGAACTTTACCTTTTGATGCCATCTGCTGGAATGCAACCATGATACCTTTCAAGTCTTCGTCAGTAGCACCCCTGATACGGGCAAACATTGCAGCATTCTTATAGAACTCCTGAGTACCCTGAAAACCAAGTGTTGGCTGAGCACCAGCAGCAAAGTTTGAGTACTGCTTCATGGTATCTGTATAGTTCTGACCAATCTGGTGTGCGAATGATGCAGCAAACATTCTGGCTTGTTGTGTATCTGCTCCAAAGATAGCTGTAGAGGCTAACTGTGCAGACTGTCTTTTTACACCAGCCTCAATGGTCTTTTGTGATAGTTCCAGTAAAGCGTAAGCTGAAACAAATCCACCAACTAATTGGCGTAGTGATGCGTTAGCTCTATCCTGTAGCCAAGCTGCTTCTTTAACTGATTTTAGTCTAGCATTTTCTGCAATAACCCAACGTTTGGTTACGTCGATGAGCTTTTTAACTTCCATCTCATACTCACCAACCTTACCAGTACCTTTATATCTATTATAGATATTTTGCAAGCTTCCTCTAAAAGAGGCTGCCATCTGGTTACCTTGACCACCAATTGTTTCCAGTCTACGGGTTAACCCTGAATAGAAGTTATTATTAAACATTCTTTCCATTTGTCTCTGAGCAACATCTACTCTCGGACCTCTGGGTGCTCCACCACCAACAGGAGGGATACTCTGTCCACCTCTCCCTCTCCCTGTCTTGATAGTGATTTTACCGTCAACCTTCATAGCATCTCTTAATGACTTGTTAATACCTTTTGCAGTCTTTTTTGCCTGAGTTTCAAGTTTCTTAAGAGATTTAACACCTTGTGAATCAAGGTTCAAGGAACTGTTGAGTGCTTTATTGATTCTGCCCGAAGCAGACTGAGCATTTTTTACAATTCTATTAAGTGCTTCCTGAGAACTTTTATTAGGTTTCACATCAAAGGCTTTATTGATATTTCGCTCAATACGCTGAGCAGCTTGCATAGACATTTTCTCAACTCTTTGCAAGCCCTTAACAACCTTTTCACTGAAACCAAGTTCCACAATGAAGCTATCAACTGTATATTGTGCCATTACATTTTTCCTGCTCTTCTAAGTTCGTTGTAAGCAATTTCCTCTTTATACGACCTCTGAATTTCAAGAAATTGTCTCAATGATAATAAATCAGAGAATGTCATAGCAAAGAGTTGGTCAAGTGTTTCTTTACACCCTTCCATACCATAAATAGCAAGCACAAATTTCATCTCGTCTGCTTCTTCATAGGTTGCCTCTACAGCAGCATCAGTTAGTGGTGTCTGTAGAGTATTACCCATGTTTACTGAGAAGTTAGGCTTTTGAAAATGCTTGCTTCGAAAAAACTTCCGAAGTTTGCCTCCAGCGCAAATGCTAAGTAATCAATAAACTCACCGTAGTTTGCTTGGAAGTATGTATCAATATTGAGTGGGAAGTCATCAACAGTTGCCCCTTGAAATAACAGGGTAGCCATTTCTTCAAGGTTAATTTCTTCAATTCTGTCAAAACAAGCTTCAACAAGGTCTTTAAATGGAACCATTGGAGCTTCTTTCTTATCTTTATCAGTCAGACTTGATAGCATCTGTGCAAATGTTGGAACAACAATTTTACCCAGCTTCATAGACATCTTAATCCCATCTCTTGCCCCAAGCAGAACGATATTTACTTTCTTACCATTAATTACTTTAGATTCTGTTTTCATTGTGATTCCTTAATACTTTTAAAAGAAACAAAAAAGGGGAAGACCTTTTAAAGTCTCCCCCTTATAGGATTTATTAAACACTTGACGCTGGAATTGTAGAAGTGTAGTCTAGCTTCTCACAACCAAAAATCCAAGTTTTAGAGTTCTGGTCACGCCCAAGTTCAATCTGTGGTAATTCCTGCAACCAAGCATTAATACCAGTTGCCAGAACAGAGCCTGATGGGTCGTAGATTACGAAGTTAGAAGAGATATCTTCTTCAAGTTCCATGTTGTCTTGTTTAGCTTGAATTGCAGAAAGCATCTGGTTAGAGAGAGAAGTCTGCATTAGCTCAATCTCAATAGTACCTGTCTTGTCTGCATTTCTTGTCAGAGCAACCTGACCACCTGCACCTACAACTGGTGTGATAAGTGGTGATGTTCTCTGTAGACGTAAAAATGAGTCTGGGGCAAAGCCTTCAATGGCAATACCATTCCAGCTACATACAACGTCTTTAGGGGAATATTGCTGATACATAGCCATTCCAATTTACCTCTATTATTCGTAAGCCACTGTACCTTTCAAGTCAACATCCAAGATAGCCCCTGCTAAGATACCTGCGAAGGTAACATCTTTCAGGATACGAGCTTTCTTGTCTGCCAAAGCAACTTGAGAGGCTTTAGGAACATTAACTGTGTAAGATGACAGGAAGTTTCTGTTGACTGCTCTTTGTAGAGAGGTTTCAATGACTTGACGAATACGGGTAATACCAGTATCATCATAAGTAATCTTACCACCCTTCTGGTTAATTAGCAAGTCTCTCAGAGAAGTTTTCAGGTCTGATTCTAACCAGTCAACACCACGGACGATATCAATCCATTCCCCACCAGAAGTAATCCCTCTACGAACCACTGGAACACCACCATCAAGGTCGATAAAGTTACAGTGACGTACATCTAAAGCTGACTTCTGAATGCTTGTCAGAGGTCTCTTATTAGCTGGCTGTAAAGAAGCAGCTACACCAGTCAACTGAGCATTACCCCAAGCAATTGACCCTGCATCGTATGGAGCGCCATAAGCAATATATGCCATCTCTGGATAATCTTCTGCCGCTGTGTGATGCCACAAGCAAACTGTGCGAGTATACATACTCTTAGCAAGCTGTGCTGGAACATCATTTGCACTATTTAATTCTGTACCTTGCAGTGCTGCTACATCAGAGTTAGCTGTGAAGAAGATTTTCTTACGAGCCTGAATCTCAGAAGCCATTGCCAAAACAAACTGTTGAGTTCTGTCTTCTGCTGCAATGAAATACCAGTCGGTAGAATAAGCTTCAATAGCTGCCAGAGCAGTTGACGCTGTATCAGCAGTTGTGCTTGCAATAGACACAGTTTGTGCTGTAGTGGTTACCTTCACGAAATCATTGTCACCAGCTTTGGAGATGACCATTGTGGCAGAACCGTTGCTACCAGTAACATTGACTGAAACTTTATCTTTAATTGATTGGTCAGCTTCAATCTGTGTTTTAAACTGTTGTAATACATTCTCGGCAGTATCTTCACCTTGTGAGGTGTACTGGAATGGTTGTGACATTCCCCCACCGACAGCTACAGTAATTGAGTAGTCCGTGCTCTCAGTAACCTCATCAGGAATTGATACAGTGTACTGCATAGCGCGTCTACCAATATAAAGCTGAGTTACTTTAGGAGTCTGACTCCAAAGTTGTTTAGCAGCCTTATATGCAGCAGTATTCTCATCGAAATCTTCAGCAACTTCAGTTAAGGAAGTATAACCACGCACTCTTTCTTCAAAGTTATCTGTTGAAGCTAAGAATAGTGGCAAACCAAAACCTTCTCTTGTAGTTCCTGCGGTGTTCAATGTAATATCTACATTAACAATTGGATTCCACATTTATTTTACCCCTTTGGAGTCTACATCTAGATGGATAGTATATTCTGGTGGCTCTTGCCCTTCTTCATAAACCAACTCACCATCAACAATGACACGCTCAATAATACTTCCACGTTCATCTTTCAGGACTGAGTTTTTTACAAGAGTTACAACAAGAGGCGCAGAATTTTCGAAATCTGTATTGAGATAAGTGTAATCGTTAGGGATTGCTCCAGTGTCTAATACTGTAGCTCCTGTTTCTTCAAGGATTAAATCTCTGACTGAACTCATCTCTAATCTTTGTTTAAGCTCAAGCATAATACTGTGAGCACCTTTACCATTTACCGTAATCAATACAGGAATCTGAAAAGCGATTCTGTAACAAGCTACATCATCTTCAACAAACTTATCAAGAACCCAACCATAAGGTGTTGCAGCATCTTGACAATATACGGTAATAAATGGCTGGTCAGGTTTTAAACCTTTGTCATTTGAGTTATCAGAAGGGTAAGCTCTAATTACGTTTGGTCTATTATTTTTATCACGAGCTAATCTGTGACCAATAACATCCACTAAGGTTCTAACTAGACCTTTTTCAAGTTCTGCTGTTTCTAACTGCATTCATTTTATCCCTTCTAATAATGATATATTCATAATGGGATGTATGGGCTAATTGCTGTGACCAATCCATAGTCATAAATACTTCATACTCATGACCATCAATCATAACAATGTCAGACTCATTCCACTCTACATCATCTGAAGTTCTAAGCTTATATGTGGTATACAGGATTCTTGTATCGGTAAGCCTAATACCTTCCGGTAAAGCAATCTGTGTACCATTCTTTACAGAACCTTTGATATATGGCTGAATATTACCTTTACAGTTAACCTCTACAATATCTTGTGAAGCTACCCAATCACCATCATCATTATAATAACCATCTTCAGAGACTTTACGCTTTACTACAAAGCTGTGTCTGTTTAAGAGTCTCATTTTTTAATACCCTTCTTAGTAGAAATTTTATAAGCAAGGTTATCTCTTAAGTCACCTGTCTCAACAAGAGGTGCGTTAAAGCCTTTTTTCTTGACTGTGGAAGGTGCGTTAGGAGGGAGGATAGCAGAATTACCAAAACCCCTTTTAATTACCTTTTGAGTATTCTTTGCAAATGCTTCTAAGGTATTTGAAGGGTCTGTGTTGAGACTGCTAAGTTGCTTATATAGATTCTTCTTAGTCTGCTCTAACAAGGTCTGTTTGTTTAGCATCATAGTGATTTCAAACAACCTACGATATACTTTACCAGAAGCTGAAGGAACCCCAATAACTTCTTGTAAATACATTAAAGCAGGATAAGAAAAACCAGAGCTATGTTGACCTTGTTCTTGAAAATACCCAACTTGAGCATTAGCCGTTTGCAAGTTCTTCATAGCCCCGACTAATTTTGCTCTCGCGGGGTGAATAACCCTTTTAACCATTATTCATCTCGCTCGATAATAAATACGCCATTAACACGGTTGCAGTAATCTCTGCCTTCGTATCTGGCAGCATCACCATATTCTGTGTATTTCTTGACAGAGCAAGGATTCTGACGACGCATGTCAATATCACACTGATTAATACCACCTGCATAGGGTAGTCCTGAAACAGAGCTTTTAACAAGGTCGTCATAAACAGCTTTCAGAGATTTGAATCTGGAAGAGTTACGTAAATAAACACCACCAACCTTCTCATCTCCCATCTTGGCTACTTGAAAGAGTAAATATTTAAGAGCTTTGATGGCTGCTTTCTTTTCATCCTTTCCAGATTCTAGATAGAACCACTCTAGCACAGACTGCTCAATAAGGATTTCATCATTATTAGTGTCTGTGCAGAGGATTCTTACTCTATCAAGAGGGTTATTGGCTGGGTCGCCTGTATAACACATTCATAACCCTCCTAAATTTATCAGCCACCTTTGGCGTCAGCGCGAACATCTACCAGCAACTGAGGACGAGTACAGTATGGCAGCATGTAAGAGTGAGCTTCAAAGTCAATACCTTCGTCACGGTCTTTTTCGTATTCGAATACGTACAGTTCCTGACCAAGTGTATTTGCATAACCCATCTTAGGACATGGGCCATAAGCCACTTCGAAGATGTTGTTTGCTTCACCCAGCATAGAAACGTTAGGGAAAGCATGACCAACACCAACAGTGTCTGCTACGCTATCAATGCTCACCAGAGTGTGAACCTTGCCACGCTTGTCTTTGAACTTACCGTTGTACTGGACAAACTTAACACCACCGTAGTAGAAAGTGTTCATATGAGCCTGAACGCCGTCAGTACCACCAGTTCTCAGAGAACCAGTAATCTGTTGCCAAGCCAGCGGAGTCTGCTGTGCAAGATAAGCGTCACGAATCTTAGGGTGTTTAGTCAGTTTGCTGAAGAACACACGGTCAACAACTACGTGAATTTCTTCACCGTTGATTACAGTGCCAGTCTTCGCTTCGTCTTCCATGTGCATACGCAGTTCTTCAATAGAAGCGTCGATGTCAGCATTAGGGTTGTCAAGGTCGAAGTGAACAGTCTTCTTCTCAACGTTGAACTGCTTGTACAGGTCAGCATACAGCGTACCACGAGCATCAACAACTTTACCCTTCAGAGCTTGCATAAACAGGAACTCACGAGTAATATCGAACTTGGTACGAATCTTCATCAGCTTCTTAGCACGTACTACAGCTTCAGTAGTCAGTTCGTTTGCAGTGCCTGGCTGACGTACACCCTGAATTTCATCAGGAGTGATGCTTTCAACTTCTTTGAAGTACATCATTGGGAAGCTGATTTGACGAACACGCTCAGGTGCGCTAGTCTCTGCTTTACGGCTATCACGGTCTACCGCATCAAGCAAGCTAACATCCCAATCAGTCAAGTCCATAAGGAAAGTAGTTTGGGTGATTGGTGCTGAACGGAACAGACCTAAGTTGGAAATATACCCATAAGTATTTGGGATAGACTGGACTTCACCAGTCAGGTCAGCAAGGAAAAATCTGCTTTTTTCAGAATTAGTCAACATTGTAAAATTCTCCAGAATGTCTTATTATTGTTATTACAGGCCAGTTGGTACGAAATCAATACCTTTAGCAGCCAGTGCTTTCTTGACTTCATCAGCATCAACATCTGACTCAAGAGTAAGCATGTCTTTCAGTTCTGCGTCGCGGTAAATACCAACCACTTTCAACTGACCGTGGTAAGACAGTTGCAGGTCTGCATAAAAGTTAACGATACATACAGAATCAGCCTGAGCTTCTTCTCCTGCTGCAACTTTAGAGCCATCTGCTTTCAGAACTTCACCTACACGGTATTCTGTAGAAGCTTTTGGAGTATACTCTTTACGAGAGTGGCCTGTTGGGGTAACCTGTTCCCAAAGAATGATATCATTCAGAGGTTCTCTGTTACCTAACTTAGTAAAACCTTGATATGCCATTATTGTGTTCCTTATTTAATAAGAGATTTTAGAGCATTCTGGAGAGCCAGTTTGCGTTGTTCAGCGGTGTCTTCGGAAGCATTCTTAGCTGGTTCTTTTTCTTCTTCAACCAAATCAGCTTCGCCGTCATTACCCATTTCTTCCATAGCATTGGAATGTTCAAGAACAGCACCAGCAGTTTCTTTCAGCTTGGTAATTTCTGATTCTTTTTCTTCCATTGCAGAAGCATGGGACGCGATAGTTTCATTAAGTTTCTGGTTAGCACCTTCCATAGCATTCATAAACAGAACACTCAGAGGGTTGTCAAGACCAGCACCTAAAATAGTCGTTGCAGCTTCTTTTGCATCAAATCCAAAAGCTTCAGCAGAAGCAGAAATCTTATTAGTCAAATCTGACAAAGCAGCTTCCTGTTCTTTAGCTTTCATTTGAGCAACCTGAAGACGCAAAGCTTCTAGTTCTTGCTTTTCTTGTTCAGTCATTTCTTCACCTGAATTGTTAACGTTTAAACTTACAGGAGCCTCTTCAGAACCTTGTAAGTAATTTAAGAAATCATCTTGAGACATGATTGAGTTAATTAAACCAAGTTCAAGAGCTTCCTGAGCAGAATAAACATTCGCCTCAGTATTCTTTACAGCTTCTTCAGAGAGATTACGAGATTCGGCTACAAAACCTGTAAAGGTTGCGTAGGTATCATTAATTCTCTTTTGAAGTCTTTCTTTGCTTTCTTCTGAGAGTGCTTGGAATGGTGAACCCATACCTTTAAACTCACCAGCTTTGATGACGTTAATTGTTACGCCATTCTTTTCAAATGCCTTAGTTAATTCCTGATGAACCATAATTACACCAATAGAACCAACATCTGCATCTGGTGATGCAATAATTTCTTCAGCAGAAGATGCAAGAGCGTATGCAGCGGAACAAGCGAACTCATCTACATAAGCAATAATTTTCTTTTGGCCTCTTGAAGCCATAATGTGACGTGCTAATTCAAAGCAACCTGAAGCTTCACCACCACCAGAATCGATGTGCAGAACAATAGTCTTGATTGACTCATCTGCTAAAGCTTCGTCAAAGCCTCTACGCAAACCTTCATAAGAGCTTAATCCACCTGTACACATTGCATCAATGAATGTCATACGATGGGTTAAACCACCCATAATAGGAATAATAGCAATGTCATCTTTTACTTTTAAAAGACTTCTTGCTTCACCTTTGGGTTTATCAAAGTTTACTGCTGCTTGGACATCACCCAGCAATCTGTTATTCACATAAGTTGCTGCTGAGTGAGCTAATGATTCAGTGGCTAGTAAAGGTTGGTTGAATAATCTATCAGCAAGTCTGAAGATATTCGAACTCATTTTTACTCACCCTATTTGTTTAAATCTACAGAGACTGAAGAGATAACATAGATACCTTCTTCAGCAAAGAATTGAGGTTTGCTAAGAGCACCAGTTGCCACGCATTTATCGTTAGCATCCCACAAGCTATAGTGTGAGACCGTTGCAGAAGCTGGAACAGTAATATTAACTGTATCTTCTGAGGCAATTAAGCCATTATCCGGTTCAGAAAAATAAATAGCCACTGGCTGAGTAACCTTATTTGCTGTAGGGTCTGCCGTTGGGTCTACATTGTGTAAAATAATAGTCGTTGGGGTTAGCGTGGCGAGGATTTTATTCTTACCATCAATAGTTAATGTTCCCATTAATTAAACCTTACTTTTTGTTTAAGGACTGTTGAATGGTTACCAGATTCATCTACCACATTTACAATCATATCATATACTTTGCCTTTGACAAGTACTTTGTAATCATTTTGTGAAAAAATGTATTCAAGTCTGTTTGTTTCTTTATTAACTGTCATTGGAGATTGAAATGCAGTGTCGAGGGTAATGAAAGCGGCTTCAATGCTATTAACATTGATACGTTTATTCTCGCAGTTATATAACTTTACACCCAAAAGGCATGAACTGTCAAATGGAATTTTAACAATTTCACTACAATTTCCTGAAATAAACGGTTTTCCACTCATTGGAGAATCAAGTAACCTACAAATAGTGAAAACGTCAGAGGTTCCACCATCACTTACATAACCTGAAAGGCTGACCCTTGAGCCAGCCCCTACAGATAATTTGTCAGTGATAATAAGAACACCTCTATACGAATGCACTCGTGTAGCATTTGAAATAGAGATAACTTCAGCCATTATTTATTTGCCTTATTTGCTGTGCTTGGGTCTTTCGCTGAAGGTGTCTTTGCAGTACCTTCTCCAGCGGTCTTATAACCATCTCCTGAACGGCTTTGACTATTTGGAGAAAGCTTTTCAGATACTGGTTGAGACTCATCAGCAGGAGGAAGACCAATATGCTCTCTAAGCTTGTTAGATAGCTCTTTGTCAACTTCCAAAGCACCTACTGCAACAGTCTTCTGGATATAAGAACCAATTGCTTCAAGGTCTGGAGTTTCGATATCATCATAAGTGATTTGTACATGTTCTTCATCGTCCCACATATTAAGAGCATAAGTCTGTGCAACTAAATCACGGTTAATTACGTTCTTAATTTGCTTCAGCAGAATATCCACTGACATTGCTAGTAAGCTTGTCTTAGAATCTGCAAGAGAGAATGAACCATATTTTGACTGACCCATAGCAAGAACATCTGACATAAATGCCATCATAATCTGCTTGGAATATCTGTCAATAATAGAACCTGTATCGTATGCTTTAGCACCCTGTCTAGAAACTAATGAGAACTCGAAAATATCCTCTTTAGTATCTGGGTCGATATATCTAGGCCAGATTAAACCTGCTCTATCATTAGCAATCATATCGTTAACAACAGTTTTGCAGTATTGTACGAAAGCTTTCTTTTCAGGTTCTGCATTTTCATCCAGATAATCTGGTGGTAAACCAATCTTTGGCATACCTACCAAGTCTCTTGAAACACCAACGGCTTCGTACTCTTCAATCTGAACTTTATACTTCCACGGTACATAGGCATTAAGTAATGGTGAACGACCTTCTGGGTTTCCATATTCATCATCATACTTAAACAGCATGAATTTAGCTCGTGGAAGTTTTCTTGTTAGTGGCCTTTCTCCGAGATTAATTGCTCCAGCAATATGTGAAACATTTCTCAGATTCTGTCTAACACCAGTAACTTTTCTAAAGTCTTCGTCAAAATACCACTTATCAAGTGTTGATTGGTTTCTGATTGGTAATTTAGCCCATCCAATTAGACCATCATCAAATTTTGACTGGTACTTTCCTTTTTTACCCTGTCGCTTCTTATAAACTTTCTCGTTAACACAGAACCCATAAGTGCAGAATGACATTACAGAATTAATAAAATCTGCCCAATCATGCTCCATGTCATCCATTAAAGAATTAAAGAAGTCTGCTCTTTCAAGCATTTTAGGGTCTTGCTCTTTTCCCTTTGGAGGTACGAATCTCCAGTTGACTTTTCTGACAAACATCTTAATAATATTTACAGATGCTGCTACAGCAGGGTCACGCATCATTAATTGGAAAGTTTTAATACTTTCAGGGAACCTTAGTGCCTGACGAGGTTCTTCATAGATTCTTCCATTCTTAACCTTCAGACCCAAAGAACCTACTTCACCCATTCTAAATGGTGGTAAGCTTTCTTGTGTTTCTGTAATATCTGCCATTCTTCTCACCTAGCTATCAACGTCTAAGCCCCTCATATGGGTTTCCTCTCACTAAATCTGTGTGAGCACCCATTGATGGTGGCTTGAATAATTTAACTTCGTTAAGACTGTTGAAAGCATCACTGGTAGCATCCACTTGGTCATCTTTAGTTTTACCGTCACCACAAAAGCCTTCAAGTTCTTGAAAGTAAGCTTCATTCCAACTACCTCTCAAGACTTTTACAAGTCCAGCTTCAGAAGCAGCAGAAAATCCCGCAAAGCGGGTAACTTTATCTTTATTTGTTGGTTTGGCTCTTGCTCGATAACCTTTCTCGGCAAGTTTCCTGATGAGGGATGTTGCGTAGGATTTACCAGCAGCGCCTGGGTCTTGAGGGATAAAAATACCAGTTCGCTTACCGTCACTTTCAGCAGTCAAATTAATTTGTGTTTCGACTCCAGAGGGTCTATCTCTAAATCTTACTACATCAATGATATAATAGCAACCGTCTTTTTTAGATTTACCCATCTTAACACCTGCTGTCCAGTCTGGATTAGGGTTAATCTCAGATGGTAAAGTTGCTGCTAAGTCCCATGCTCTAACATCAAATACATCTTCTGGGAGTGAATCAACAATTTCACACCATTGTCTTTGCCAATAGTTTGAACCTTCTGCACGAGCCTTCCAGTTACCGAAACGAAGTCTTGCAACGTTTACAGGAGTGTTGTTTTCCAACTTACCACGGTACTTAGGCTCTAAGAAGTCAAGGATTGGGTTATCATCAATCGTACCAGAAATAAAGGTGTATGTTTGAGGAATCTCAAGGGGGAACATTTCAAGAATCTTGTCTCTCTCCCAATCAGAAACCATCACACCATCGTTCATCACATACCAACGAATACGACCACATTTTTCAGGGTCTGGGTAGCCTTCTTCATCTAAGAATGGCTCTACCCAATCGTAAATAAAGTGGTCTCTGTCTGGGTTCATGGAAATCTTCATGTATGAATCGCCTTCAGCACCAGAACGTAGACGGGTTTGTAGGTATGAAATCTGTGAAGCAGAGAAGTGTGTGCCTTCGTCAAAGTAAATAGCTGAGTATTCAATACCCTGATGACCTTCAGCGTGCTTTTCAAGTTCTAGATAGGTAAACTTGATAGTTGCCCCAGAAGGGAATGTGATAGTCATCTTCTGCTCGTGAGGAATTCCACCAAACTTACCAAATAGTTTCTTTGCAGCAGGCCATAAACCACCTTGTAACTGTGTTGTATTTCGACGGAAATATACAGCATTATAGTTAGGGTCTTCAATAAATCTTAAAGAGTCCATTAACAATGCGGCAGTCTTACCAGCACCAGCAGCACCACCATAGAGTACCAAGTCAGCATTAGTATTTAAAAAGACCTCTTGAGAACCCGGCTGAGGGGCTACATAGTTCTTATCAGTCATCAATTTAAAGATAAGGCGAACTTGGTCTGGTGTGTATCTTAATAAAGTCAGAATTTGAGTTGGAAGGAATTTAGAGGGGTCTTTACCGAATGATTTAATAATTTCTTTTACTTCATCAGAAAGCCCCAACTCTCCAGCTAGGACTTTCCTAACATCTTCCACTCGCTTCTGCTTAACAGCATTTAAGTCCATTAAGCACCTCCGCAAATAGAATTATTCAGAGTCTGTAGCAGTCTCTTCTTTCTTAACTTCGAACTTTGCATCAACAGCATCAAGAAGTGCATCCATAGATGCTTCTTTAATATCAATACCTGTTGCTACAGACAATCTGTCTGCAATTGCCATGATAGTATTCTGCATAAATTCTAGCTTTTTATTAGCTTCATAAAGTTCTTTGTAAACGGTCTCACTCATTATGTTTTCTCCAAATAATTAACCATGTTTCCCCTTAAAAAAGACGGCACAGAGACCGTCAAGGAGAAACCACAATGTACGTCAGAGACATACTGTATAAGTCTTCCTATAAAGTATAACTCTGTAAAAAAGCCCTGTCTAAAAATACTCTTCGGTAGCGAAAGGAAGAATACTTATAGCAGGGCATTATTATTATTTTAATTGAGAGAGAGTAAAATAACTTGGAGAATCCGAAGGGACTCGAACCCTTATAAACCTGTTTTGCAGACAGGCACATAGCCATTTCTGTCACGGATTCAAATTGGAGGAAGATACCAGACTTGAACTGGTACACCGATTTCTCAGCTACTGGCAGTTTAGCAAACTGCTCCCTTACCTTTTAGGGTTAATCTTCCATTATTTCTGTAATGCGCTCTTCATTTCTGGTGTTGCAATAGTGTCAATTACACCAGTTTTACAAGCATCGTCAAACCAGTCTGGTAAGATACCTGCTAAGAACCCATTGATATTCGTTTTAAGGTACTCTGCAATAAGGGCAGCTTCTTCTTCAATCATCTGCACAACTTCATCTGCATAAGCTGTAATCTTTGAGATACCTTCATTAATCTTACTGACAGCTTGGTTAGCTAAATCAGAAACAGTATCAAGACCCTTGTCAATAGCGTCTTGTAAGTCACTTAATACATCGTTAACACTCTCTAGTGTACTGTTAATCGTATCAATAGCTTTTTGACCATATTCTGTAGCAACACCCATAATACCACTGAACGGTGTACAACCAACTTGTTCTCCTGCTGCACCCATAACATTGGAATATCCCTTTGCTACCTCCTGCATACGTGATGAAAACTCATCAATAGATTTTTGACCGTAGTCTGTCAGGGTCTTAGTAGTTGCTGTAGTGCTTGTAAGGCTTGTTGTAAAGCTGTTTAGAAGGACTGTTGTAAGTCCAGCAGCAACAAGTTTCTCCTGCATTGTAGGGTCTGTTACAGAACTAATAGAGCTTACAAGTGATGTAGAGGCAGCTACGGTTCCACCGAGAACTGCTGCACCAGTAATAAGTGGGTTAGAAAACCCTTTACCGGTTTTTAAGAGATTAAAAATCTCCTTACCTTGTTCTGTCATCTCTTTCATTAAGCACCTTTGAAATTGGTAGTCCAGTGGGATTTGAACCCTCTTCTCATGTTTTTCAGACACGCGCTTTAACCATATAAGCTACTTGGACTATAAATTGGGGTGACCTACGGGATTTGAACCCGTATAGACCATGTTCACAGCATGGGTCATTACCATTTATGATAAGGCCACATTTAAGGACTCTCGTAAGAACCCTTAGAAGTGGCAGCGGCATAAGGATTTGAACCTTAATAGGACAGCTTCAGAGACTGTTGCATTGCCAGTTATGCTATACCGCTAAATTTGGTACTCCATATCGGATTCGAACCGATACATAACACAGATTTTAAGTCTGGCCTCTCTGCCAATTGGAGTAATGGAGCATTGGCGGGGGATGTTGGAATTGAACCAACTTCTTCGATTTCAAAGACCGAGGTTTTAACCTTGTAAACTAATCCCCTTTAAATCTTTACTTTCTCAGTGGATGAATAAAGAATGCCAACATAACTCTTTCCCTTGAGAATGCTCTTTCTTCTGGGACAACACTTTTTAGTTTCCATCCAATATAAATTCTCCAGTAAAACTGTTTACCAAAGACTTTAATTGATGGGATAAAAGCGAATAATCCCCAAGCATTACTGTTCCACATTAGGAGATAACCTGTCTGATTATCTTCAGGGTCAGAACTTACGTTGATATTACCTTTCCACTTAGTAACATCTTTTACATCTCTTCCTAATACATGGTAAGAGAAGTTATAAGCTTTGTTTCTCCAGAGCCATCCGACTCTCTGCATGTAGACACCCAGCTTACCAATCTTTCTAATCTTAGCCCATCGTTCGATATGACCTTCGTCACCATCAATTGGGTTGTCATATGTCTCCATCCATCTAAATCCGAAAGGTAAGTGGCCTTTCTTCTCACTGTAAAATGGAACTACGAAAGGTGCTAAGATAACTGCTAAGGTTGCTGCTAATGGTTCTAGCAAAGCTAGGAAAATCCATGAAGCATATTTTAAATATCTCATCGTCTAATCCTTGTAAGGAGATAAATGTTATTATTCGTTTCTAAACCTTCTGGTAAAACTGTCTCAAAAATAACACTCTTTAGCTGTCTACCACCAAAACAATCACGTATAAATCTTTCTACTCTAGCGGGGTCACATAAGTACCCTACTTTTAAGAAAATGTGGTGTTCAACACCAATGACCCTGACAAACTCAATATTCTCACAGTTTTCATGTTCAACTACTGTTAATGTTTGCATAGTATCACCTTTTTATCTGGCGCAGGATAAGGGATTCGAACCCCTATTAACAGCTTCGTAGACTGTTGCTCTATCCATTTGAACTAATCCTGCAAAATTGGTGTTCCAAGACGGATTCGAACCGTCACTAATACAAGGTTTGAGCTTGCATCCTCTGCCAATTGGGATACTGGAACATGGTACTCACTAAAGGACTTGAACCTTTTTCTTCATCTTGTAAGGGTGATGTTTTACCATATAAACTAAGCGAGTATGAAAGAGGTCTGAAGTTGTGCCGCTAACTCAACTCCGTGGAATTTGTTACGGTCTTCAGTTGACACCAGCGGCCTTTCACTTGACCTCTGAATTGGTGCTGCTCACAGGACTCGAACCCGCATTTCCATCCTTACAAGGGATGTGTAATAGCCAATTATACGAAAGCAGCATTAATTTGGAGCATCCAGAGGGAATCGAACCCTCAACCTCAGTTTGGAAGACTGTAATTTTCCCGTTTAAACTATGGATGCACTAATTGGTGGAGAGGCAGGGAATTGAACCCTGTACTTAAGTTTGCAAAACTTATGTTTTAACCATGTAAACTACATCCCCAATGTCTGGTACAGGTGGAGGGAATTGAACCCATCGTCTTACTGATTAAGAGTCAGCCGCATAACCATTTTGCTACACCTGCATTAATTTGGTAGGAGACAAGGGATTCGAACCCTCAAACACCAACTTCTAAGGATGGTAGGTTTACCAATTACCGTCAATCTCCCATTAAATCTTTTTAGAGAACTTCTAAGAACCTAAGCAACAAGGTTCCACAACAAGCTGTAATAACCTTAGAAGCCCTCTAAAAAGACCTAATTTGGTCTTTGCATAGTCTTGTTTAATCCGGTGACTAGAACCTTTGGAGAGCTTGATATTATCTCTTCTCCGTGACACCTACTAGGTGCTTTATCAGTGTACGACAATACACGAGGGATAAACCGAAAATGCGAGCAAGCATGGACGGTGTAAATCTTATTAGGCGGTAAGTAAAGGAGTCGAACCCTCACCGTATCTCTACAGTGGCAACTGTTTTCAAGACAGTTTGGCTACCATTAGCCGCTACCTACCCCTAATAAGATTGTTAAATACTTAACAGTCCTGCATGAACTTTCCTATGACAGTTTGAACAAAGCACAACACACTTACGGACTTCACGCTTAATAGTGCCTCTAGAGTAAGTTTTAAGATTGCTTGGAGCAAAATCTTTCTCTTTAGGGTCTAAGTGATGAAAATCCAAAGCTACTGGCTCAGATTCGCCACATATTCTGCATTTGCAAAACTTTTTATATCTACTAAGGAACTCTCTGTTCCTCTTTTTGTCATATTTTGCCCTAACTTTTCTTTTTGCTTTATAAGTAGGGTCTTCTTTGTATCTCTTTGCTGAGTACTTAGCTTTACAATCTTTACAAGCAGACTGATAGCCATTACCTCTTTTATGAAAGCAGCTTAAAGGCTTTTCTTGAGAACATTTTCTACAAAGTTTCATACAAGCACCTGTTCTGGCAGGGGTGTAGAGATTCGAACTCTAATCAAGAATTTTGGAGACTCTATTGCTGCCATAGCTCACCCCTATTAAAACTATAATTCGAAGCTTACCCTGTTATCTCAACACTGTAAAGCCCCTTCTCAGATTATTTACATGTTCTGGAAAACATGAGATACAGACCACCTCCTTACAGGAAGACCCGCTTAGGTCGTCTAAGTAATCTGCTAACTAAATTGGTCGAGGCGGCAGGACTCGAACCCGCATACTCCACTTACTCGGTTAACGGCGGTTTAGAAGACCGCTGAGATACGCCCCGTAATTATCTTTAAAGACTCTCTTAGAAAGCCCTTAAAGATGCCCACCTTATTAATCATACCGTGGGCGAGTACGCCAAATTCTTTGATGAGGGATTGGAAGACCTCACTGGTGTTTAGCCTATCAAGCTACTGCCAGAAAAACATTGTCGTTTGCATTTATTTTAAATTTGCAAAATAGACGCTACGCAACGAAAACTAAGGTTACTATAAAGTAGTCACATCTCAATGTCAACAACTTTATTGAAATTGGTACTGGTAGGTGGAATCGAACCACCGATGTTCCCTTATCAGGGGAGTGTTATAACCTTCTTAACTATACCAGCTTGGAGGTTCAGGTGGGAATCGAACCCACATTCATAGGGCTTATGAAACCCTTGCATTACCTTATCTGCGACTGAACCATTTTTGGTAGAAGTGGAGGGATTCGAACCCATCGCCTGTCAGATTAAAAGTCTGCCGCATCACCATTCTGCTACACTTCCATTAAATTATCTTTGTAGATAAGCTACCCAGACTTGCTTAAGGTCTGTAGCGATGTGCCTTTTTGGGTTTAAATCTAGAATTTACCCTTTCACCCTTTGTGGTCGCATACTCACAGGTAAGCTTAATAACTTATCTACAAAGATAATTACCAGACCGTTGTTTATCATCTTAAGTGCTACCATTACACCAACTCGACATCTGCCGAGTGAAGGAATCGAACCTTCGCCTTTTCTTTACCGGAGAAATAGATTGTTTAAGTTTTGCTGTAAACGGTCTTCTGTAAATTTGTTGAGCCAGACCAAGTTTTAAATTTTCAAAATTAAATTGGCTTGAAATTTCATACATTCTTGCTGTATTTGGTCTTCTGCTCCTTTAAAGAATACTCGTAAGAACTCTTTAAGGGAGGGGCTAAATAGCCCTCTCAAAATTGGCGGTTACGAAGGGATTTGAACCATCATCATCTCCCGTGACAGGGGAGTATTTTAACCAAATTAAACTACATAACCTTTATTGGTGTGTCGTGTAGGAGTCGAACCTACCGAGTCTCAATGACAAGGGATTTACAGTCCCCACCGCTACCATCTACGGGATAACGACACATTTAAATTTGGCGGTTAGTCAGGGATTCGAACCCTGTGCCATTCGCTTAACAGGCGACCGCACATACCTTATGTGCTTCCTAACCTTAATACATTGCCAGACCGTGTTTTTTCTTTTATCCGCAAAAAGTATTTTGTTGCTGAATACGGTCTTCTGCAAAATTGGAGGCGGGTGCAGGAGTCGAACCTGCCGATACCATGCTAATGAGACATGTGAGACGCCCTTTCTCTATACCCGCAATTCTCAATGACCAGACCAAATATCTTCTTTGTCCGATTTCGTGTCAGATGAGTAGATTAAGTTTGCTGTAATTGGTCTTCTGTCAAAACTGGCGTTCCAGAAGGGATTTGAACCCTCAGATATCCACTTTGAAAGAGTGGTGACTTTACCATTTTGTCTACTGGAACATTAATTTGGTCTCTGTTGGAGGACTTGAACCTCCGGCCTTACCGCCCCAAACGGAACGCTCTACCAAGCTGAGCTAAACAGAGATAAACTTTTCAAACTCTATGTAACCACTTTAACATTATTTTTTAGTGATTGTCAAGAACTTTTTTAAAATATTTTTCAGTATCTTAGAAAAGCTCTCGTTTCGTTTCTATGTAGAACATATTAAAGGGTATCAAACACATTGTCAATACCCTTTTTAAAACTTTTTACCAGATATAACGGTCAATCATTACTGCTTTGAGCATTACGCTGATTGGGTCAAACTTCTCACCACCAAGCAGAGCTTTTAAAGTAGCTGGAGAAAAACCAGATACAATTGCTACACCGTTATCCTTAACAGACACTTCGCAAGTACCATTACGGTTTGCTAAGTACCAGAATACCAGTTGAGGCATTTCGTATCCAGCTTTTTTGTACTTACTCTGAATTGCTTCAAAGTTTGTACGACCGTTAGCCCCATCAACCTGATTGAACTCCATATCGGAGAAGATGATAAGCTTACTTGGCATATCTTTCTGAGTCAAGTTGTTTCTCTTACCTATCTCAAGAATGCGGTCAAAAGCTGCTTGTAAGTTAGTTGAGCCATATTCAACGTGTCGCATCACCTGACGATGACGGTTTCGTAAATCACCACTCAGTTCGATGAAGTGAGGGTTTGTTGAATAAACCATCAACTCATTCTTAAAGCAACCTGTATTACGTTCTGCTACATACAATGCAAGTGAAACACCAATATCAAGAGCAGTAATTGAACCAAAATTCACCCAAGACATTGAGCTTGAAACATCAGACATACACAAGATGTTTTCACCCTCTGCCATCCAGTTTGGTAGTGCTTTCCACTGCTCATTAGCAACATCTGCATTACCATGCTTAACAGATTTAATTACATCGTATGGGTAAACAGCACCAGCATTAATCTTAGTCTCACCCTTTGATAAGGACTCGATGTAAGCTTTGTAGCGTTCTCCATCTTTGCGGTTAAACAGTTTTTGGTAACGTGCAGCAGCAAGTGAAGGAATCTTACTGTAGTCAATCTTACCAAACTCATTAGCAGAGATTTTTTGCTCAACTGTATCAGATAGTGCAGACAACAGTGTGCGGTACTCTTTCTCACTCAAGTTGGCAAACTTGCAGAAACGTTTTACAAACTGCTTATGACGTGGTTTGACTCGTGGTAACCACTTAGCCGCCAAACCTGCTGTTGCAGGGTCTAGTAATGCTGCTTCTAGATGTTTGAAGGCATCTGTCTCGAAACGAGTACCTACGAAGATTTTGAAGTCATCAAAACGACCAAGTTCTGCAATCTTATCCATAATGCGAAGAACCTGCGTAGGCTCTAAAACTTTGTCTTCAATCGCTTGAAGTAAAACAGTTCTGAAGGCTTTACGCTCACCCATACCTTCTCGTACATCTCGCATATGAAGCAAAATACGAACTGCAACATCAACATCCTCACGCAAAGCTTTGTAGAACAGGTCTGGTAAGATTTCTACGTTGCTACGGCTTGAACCAGCAGCTTTGTAAAAGTCTACAAGAGCAGACATTGATGAAGTATGGTTTACAGCACCATTTTCAGTTCGACCTGCATGAAGGTGCGCATGTTTAAATAATTCGCTCATATTTTACTCTCTTCTCTCATTTGTTTGTTGATGTGACAGACTTTAGAGCAACTTTGTAGAGTCTGTCAACACCTTTTAAAATTATTTTTTGAGAGTCGCTACAGCAGAGAACGTTGGTTTGTTATCTGTCTGAGACTGACCACCATTATCAGGGGTCTTCTTAGTGTCTGCTGCAATCGCTTTCATCTCACCTGCTGAGTGAGTCATGATGGTTTTACCAGCCTCCATCATCGACTTCAGGTTTACATCGTCAGTCGTCAAACCGAACTCTGCAAGCTTAGCAGCATCCCTTGTAACAACCGCCTCAAACAACTTTGCAGCAAACTCAGCAGAATTATCAATGGTCAGTTGAGCTTTTACAAGTGAGCTTTTGTTACGAGAGCCTTTTGGTCTTCCAGATGGGTTTCCAGACTGGCCTTTTTTAAACTGGCCTTTGTTTGTTCTGTTTTTCATTGGTATGCCTCTTATAAGACCTCTTAAAAGGCTTTTAAGATAAAAGATAGATATCCAGAAAGATATCTGTTTAAATAGCCTTTTTAGAGGAACCTTTTAAGTTATCTTCTAAGTATTTATAAGCCTACACCTTGTCAAGTACTTTGTCAACAACTTTTTTAACTTGCAATAGTTCTTGACTTGTTGTATGGATTACTGTACCATCTTACTTAAAGCTGTAGGTCTGCCTTGTTCTACAAAGGAGACTTAATGAGAAAATCAAACAACCCGAAGAAAGGTAAAAATACCAATCACTGTAAGGAATCAAAAAGGGTAGAGTTACTCTACTATTCATCCTCTGAAATTGGTCTGTACCTGTTCTTTCAAAATTACAGAAGACAAGAGGATTATCTATGTGTAGTTCCCAATTAGAAATCGCAGATATTATAGATTTATATAAAACTGCAAAGAGTCATGGCTATATAACCTCAATTGGAAAGAATAGTCACTACGATGCTTTGACTGGAATGTATTTCAGGGCAATGGCTCAATCTAGTGAACAACACTTAATGGTTTCTTCCAGTGAGTTTACTTCGTTTCTCTATTGCAGCAAAATCATAAATCGCAGGAGAACTGAAAAATGTTAACAGTAAGTTTTAATTATAATAGTGATGGCTCTGTATCAATTAATTCACCATATGCAAACGACCTACTTAAAGAGTTAGTTAATCAGTGTGATAGAGGTCTTCACTATGTCCCAAATTCTTTCAAGCAGAAGACTATCGCTAATAACTTGATGCGTGTGACGGTTACAACATCAAATCCAAACTATGACATTGATAGTGAAAGCCCTTACTCTTTAGTGGCTCTTGGGGAATGCAGTCAATTCAAACTTGTATGCCACGACTCAGAAACATTTCTTAAGGTATTTTCAAACCTTATTCATAATAATAAGTATGGGTATGTTGATGGGAGTGTTAACTTCTATCCAGCGAACTATACCTGTCTATTGATTGACAATATGAGAAGTAGCAAGCAAGAGCCTACAGAGATTTCATTTGATGTGAACTCTAGTCCAGACGCAGAAACAAGTAATAACTTTGATATGAGTTACGCATTATCACTTAGCAAGAAATCCGAGTTCATTGATTATGTCAATGGATTTGGTTTTAAGTTTGACGAGAGCATGAATCTCAAAAAGCTTAAAAACCTACTTAAGACCAAAGCTTAAGTATAAACAGGGGCTAATGCCCCTTTATCTATTTATAAGGATATTTAATGAAGGCTAAGAGTGCAAAAGACTTTTATTGCTTCCTACAATCCTATATTAATTCTGTGGAGAAAGGTGAGAGATATAATCTTAATGATGTTATTGCATCACCTTTAACATGGAGACTTAGCAAATGGCCTGAAGAAGATATCACACCCACTAGTAAACAACCTACCTACATCCCAGATATTAATCTCCCAGATTCAGATAAGTTATTGTACCCAATGTTCCACATTGTCGGACTTGGTACATTTCTTATGGATATCCAGTATGTAATCGGTAAAGGTTATAAGGTTGAAGGTATCGTTGTTGGTGATGTGTCTCCACAACACAAAGGCTATTTTAGATTAAACGCACGTTTAGAGGCTAAAAAGAAATGATTAAAGCAAAGACTTACCCAGACTTCAAAGAATTTGTAAAGGGCTTCGTTGCAAATGTAAAGGCTGGTAAGAGATATGATTTTAGAACATATCAAGAAGCTATTTTACCACTCACCTATAGCTCATATTGGCCTGAAGCTGATATTGCAGAGGTTGCGAAGTTTGACTACAAACCAGACTACAAAGTTCCTTTTAGTGATGAACTCCTTTACAGTGTTGGTGCACAGATGAGGACTGCTGATTTCTTCATGGATTTACAGTATGCAATCATCAATGGTAAAGACGTTGACACAGTGTATTGTGAATGGCTGGCAAGAGTTAAGCCGTTCTCAATGTTGAATGCTAAGCTGAAGGATGCTATTAAGCCACCAGTAATTACTCAGCAACCAACAGGCCAAACAGTCAATGAGGGTGGCACACTTACTTTAAGTGTTCTAGCAACTAACGCCACTGGATATCAGTGGAAGAAGGATGGTGAGGACATCTCCAGTGCCACTTCTGCAACTTACACAAAACAATCCGTAGCACCTTCTGATGCTGGTTCATACACTTGTGTTGTATCTGGAGAGGGTGGAACAAGTGTCACCTCAGATGCAGCAACGGTTACTGTTAACGCACTGCCTGTGATTACACAGCAACCTTCTAGCCAGACCATTAATGAAGGTGGAAACATCAGTCTATCAGTGACTGCAACAGGTGCAACAGGTTACCAGTGGAAGAAAGATGGCTCTGACATCCCTTCAGCTACAAACGCTACCTATAGCAAGTCTGGTGCACTGCCAGCAGATGCAGGCTCATATACTTGTGTTGTAACTGGTGCTGGAGGTTCTGTTACTTCTAACCCTGCAACAATCACGGTAAATGCTTTGCCAGTTATCACTCAGCAGCCAACCAATCAAGAAATCACCGAAGGTGAGACCTTAACGCTGAATGTTGTGGCTACTGGTGCAACAGGTTATCAGTGGAAGAAGGGTGAGGAAAACATCCTAGACGCAACTACTGCAACTTACACCAAAGAAGGTGCAACTGCTGCTGATGCAGGAAGCTACACTTGTGTAGTTACTGGTGCAGGTGGCTCTGTAACATCTAATGCGGCAACAGTTACAGTTAACCCAGCAGGGGAGGCATAATGCAACTCTCAAGAAAAGGTTTAGAAGCTATTAAGTTCTTTGAAGGTCTGAAGTTAGAGGCTTACGAAGACTCTGCCGGAATCCCAACAATCGGGTATGGTACAATCCGTATTGACGGAAAACCTGTTAAGATGGGTATGAAAATTACTGCTGAACAGGCTGAACAGTATCTTCTTGCAGATGTTGAAAAGTTTGTCGCAGCAGTGAACAAATCTATCAAGGTTCCAACTTCTCAGAATGAGTTCGATGCACTTGTAAGTGAAACATACAACATCGGTATCACAGCTATGCAGGATTCTACATTTATCAAGCGCCACAATGCTGGTAATAAGGTAGGTTGTGCAGAAGCTATGCAGTGGTGGAACAAGGTTACAGTCAAAGGTAAGAAGGTCACTTCAAACGGTCTGAAAAACAGACGTAGAATGGAAGCTGATATTTATCTTGACAGCGTATATCCAAAGTAATATCTTCATAGGCTCCTTCGGGAGCCTTTTTTATTTTCTAAGGAGAAAACTATGAAGCTTTGGGCTAGTGACTTTGGGACTTTTAAGTACACTCGTAATGGTTCGCTTGTACGCATCATTGGAAGTAACATTGTTACAGTTGGTGATAGGGTGCATACAATGTTCACCGTTGAGTTGGTTGAACTCTCACCTATTGAGGCTGCTAATAACGGTTTATTCAAGTTTGAGACTTATCATGTAAATGAACATGGGCAGTTTAATACTCTGGGTGAAAGTGGTCTCGATATTATTTCAGAGAACCCATTGACAAGAGAGCAGCTTGCAGGTTACTATAAAACCATTCTTGAAAGAACTTTGGCGACACATGAGAATGAAGCCAGATATCACATTGAACGGTGTGAAGTTCTAAAAGCGAAAATCGAACAAGCAGAGAGAGGTTTTTATGAATAATAACAGTCATATTCACGTTAAAGTTGATGTCAGCCGTTACAGCGAAAATGAGGAATTAGACCTGCAAGATGCTATTCTCTTTGAGAAGAATGGTAATCTACATTTGCATTTTGAAGGTACAAACACATATCTCCACAGATGCCGAGATGATGTAGATGGTTGCCCTGTTTTTGCTTGGTATAATTTAGAGTTTCCTCTTTATGCCATCCACTACCCAGATGGTGGAGAAGACTGGACAACTCAATCAATCTTTGATGAGCTTAATGGTGTTCCTGTTGAGCAAGAAGAGCAAGAGCCTGTTGAACTCACCTTCACTTTTATCAAAGAAGAGAAAGTGGGTGACTTATCAGTAACTGAAGCAATTCAAGTCTCACAGGTTATTCGTTAATGAGTAAAGTACAGGTTATTTTCCCAATTTGTGACTTCTCACTAGAGCGTGAACTTGACCTGTACGAAGAAATTACTGACGAAATCATCTGGTCTGTTGTAGAAGAGGCTATCAAGAAACTGTATGGTGGCCTCTTAAATCCATCAAGTAAAAAGCTCACTACTAAGCAAGTAGCTGATACGTACACTTCATATGATGCCTACAACAAGCCTTTTGAGAACACCTGCTTTGACCTTATGGTAGGTAATAATAAAGTCAACTATTTCTTCGTCAGAGAGTTTAACGATGAGTAAGCTCCATGTCACAGTGTACAAAAACTTCTCAGATATCAAAGAGTCTTTAACCAATAAGCTTGATATGCAACGGAAAAGACTCTTTTTAATGTACGATATAGACAACTACAACCATCCTAAAGAGTTTAACTACAAAGATGGTACAAAGGTTGTTGAGTTTGAAGATTCTGTAACGGTGTATGTCAAGTATGACTTGCCAGCAAAGTACATAGGGATGTTAGAGTACTATATATTCAAACATACTGGTATGCGTGGTGAATCTGTAAAGATATCTTCTATAGAAGTTTTTGAGAAACCAAACACACAACTTAAAAAGTATTTAATGAGGAACCTGTAATGTCCGAAGAGCAACAGAATATCACTCCACAAGTAACACTGGTACAGCATTTTGGAAATATTGAAGGGTGTATTGCACTTTTTCAACCAAATATCAACTCTCCTGTAAAAGTTTGTAAGTTGACTATGAATGTTAACAACATCAGTGTTTGCCTTGTTGAAGAAGTTCAATATTTCAAGTTCAATGACAGAGAGGTTGATGCCGCACTATTGAAGTACCGAGCAAGCCTCGAAAAAGACATCGACCACAAAGAACTTGTAACACTGTTTGGTGACCTTCACAAGCTTCTTGAAAAGGTTATGAAGCGCACATACTACATGAACAACGGTTCAATCATCACCACTTTGATTTCACCATGTATTTCAGAGCCAATTTTAACTGATGACGGTGGATACTACGTGGTAGCATCAGCAGATTCTGATTGGTGGATGAAGAACACAGCACTTAAAACAGTGATTGAGGCTATCCGCGAACATATCCCTTCATTCAGCCCGTGGAAAGGTAAAAGTGATGATTTCATTGCACTATTGAGTGAAGAGAGTAACAAGCGCAGTGCATTGCTGCCTAAAAAATACTCTTGACCGAGTATACAACACTGATTATGATGGGAGCTATCGAGAGGTAGTTCCCTTTTTAGTTTCTAGATAAGAGACATGGTAAAAGAATGAAAAAACTAACTACAGTTGAAGACTACTACAAACTGTCCCTGTTAGAGCAGTATCGTAGGAGCCAGAATATCAGAAAATGCTACGGTAAACACGCTGAAGGTGACTTTTACCGTTGCTACGATGCAGATTTAAAAGGTGTAACACCTAGAGGTAAAGTCCTGCAAAGGCTTGTTGACCTTGAGTGGAACAAACGATTGAGAGGGGTTGGGAAATGATTTACGAAGAAAGATACAAGATAGATTATCAGAAGACTGGTCATCATACTTCACTAAGAGTAACCAAACCGAATGGAGATACCGGTATCATAGCACATTTTGGTGGTGATTATTGGTACGGTACAGGTTGCTTTGAGGGCTACAGTCAAGAGTACTTGAAAGCTTTCTACAGAGACTTTACAAACGACTACAACAGGGTTGTTGACGAAAAGAACAAGTGTATTAAGCATGAACACCATGCCAGAGGCTGCCTAAGTATTGTTATGGTACTGGCGTTCTTCTTAGCAATGTTACTGACAGTATCAGCAATCAGTTGTATAGCTCAAGACTTGACCATTACACAGATTACTGCAAAGGTACATGATGTTTGGTACTTGTATGCTGTTCCTTTAGCTGGTATCATCATTTCACTAATGAGGTTCAGAGTTCATAAGAAACGACTTAAGGATTCTGAGGTTAAACTTGAAGAGGTAAGTAAAGAATGCAACCTACAATTATAGCTGTATGTGTTCGTTTTGCAATCGCTGAAATGATTAACAAGGCAATCTTAAAAGATGCCTATGGAGAGACTAAGTAATGATTAAGACACCTGTACCAATTTTTGGATTTCCTTCTATAGAAGAATTCAAAGTTTATCTTGACAAAAACTTCTACAACGAGCAGCCTGTAACACTTCTGAAGAGTGACTTATCAGAGCTTCTTGATATGGTTATTAAGGCAACTTCTGAGAAGGAGCCTGAACAGAAAGCTGAGAAGAAGACTAGTAAGAAATCTGATAAGAAGACTGAAAAATCTGAGTAATAACTTGAGGGGTTACTTGATAGCCCCTTTGTAGGAACTTAGAAGGTAGCGAAATGAAAGAACTTATAGGTAAAGAGCTTGACGTTGTAGATGCAAAGACACAGAGGTATATAACTACTGTTAAGTTTCTTGGAATGAATGATGCAAGTGATGATTACCCTCTCAACTGCATAGTTTTAGATAAGTTTAAGGTTTGTGGTATTAATTTTAATGAGGATAACTTTATAAGCTTTGATAAGGACGGTTTCTGGCGTGGTAAGAACCATCCTCAAGCAAATGAGTTTGATATGCGTCTAGTGATACCACAAAAAGGTAAATCACAAAATGTAAAAGATATCCTTGTAGAAGCCTACGCGGAAGGTATAATAGATGTTGTGCATGATGTTGAAAAAGCTTTAAAGCTTGTTATGCCACATTTAGAATCTGGAAAGCTGACTTTAGAGATGCTTAATAGGGTTATTCGGAGAGCTTATGAAAATTAAAGAAGTAGTGCAAAGAGCAATGCTTGACAATTCTACTAAAGATGAGATGTACACAGAAATTTGTGATAAGTTGAACTGCTCAAGACATGCTGCTAAGGTTCTTGTACATTGTTTTATTTGGGAATGCTCAGAAGCCTATATGAAACACGTAGCTTTTGAGAGTTCTCATTTACTCGGTGATGTAAAAATAGGTGTAGCACTAAAAGAGCCTGAGATGAAAACAGTACCTAAGGTTGGTAATGTGTATAAACTAAAAAATTTTATTACAGGCGAGATTGTTGCAGAAGGTGAAGTGCAACAGGTTTATCATGATGGTAAATATCTGTTTAAGATATTCGAGTATGATAGTCGTTACAGACACTTATGTGGTATTACATTTTTAGTTTCAGAGGATGACCTCATCAAGAATAATAGTAATAAATTCGCAGTACCAGAATATCAAGTTTTACGATAATGGTGTGATAGATATGGAAAAAGATAACTTAAAAGAAGTTGAAGGTAACTACTTAGTACTTGACTGGAAGGATGTTCGGGAAGCACTCTCCGAAGAAAATCTTGACTGGTTCGAACAAATTATCTTTGCAGTACGGCATAACCGAGAAGTTGAAAATGGTAAAGAGCCACTTGAAGGAATCTTTGTAGAGAAGTCTTATCCATTCTATGAAGACACTTTGCAGAAAGTTAAGATGTACTTTAAACAGAAGAACCGTAAAGTGGTCACTATGGTATCTCTTGGTGGACAGAGTATGTCTGTGATGGAAGATATCAACCCTAAGAGACCGAGTAAAGGCGTTTGTATAAAAATCACAGGACATGAAGAGTATATCTCAGTTGATGACTTTAGTGCATTCTGTAATGGCTCTTGTGTCTTTAATGGTTTTCACTATGATATCCGAGTTTACCCAATCAAGGGTGATGATATCATGATGCAGATATTCGATAACAACAATGGATTTACTCATTTTTATCAGACAACCAAGTCATCACTGAAGACAGTTCTGGAAACACTGATTTAAAATATCTTAAGAGCCTCCTTAATTGGGGGCTTTTTAATTTTTATAAAATTTTATCGGTTGTCCCAACCTCTTGGTCACCATCATATGTGAATAAAATATCTATCCTTCTTAACAACCTTCTTAATCTTACTCTCTATATAGTTATATAGTACTATATAGTATCTTAGTAACTATCTAGTGGTCTTAATAGCCCTCTGTATAACCCTTCTAAATAGCCCTTCTAAACACTCTTCTAACAAGCCTTCTAAACAACCTATACAATCACCTTAACCATCTCTCTATACCCTCTTAGAAGCTCCTATACACCTCTTAATCCCTATGTTACCTATGATACCCTCTATAGGTGTTCACTAGGTATTACTAAGCCTCTATATAGACTGTTTTAACAAACTTAACAGGAATATCTTTACAGACCTTATCTCACAAGGTCTAACACGGTACTAACAAGGTATCTTATAAGCCTGTTATTACCTGTATTTTTAAAAGACTGTCTAGGTAATTATTCAGAATTTTAAAATTTTTATAAAATAGGACTATCAAGTCATTTTTTAGGGTCTTTGAAGGAACTGAAAAATATCTGTAGAAGATGTATATCTGCTTGGTAGCCCTTAACAGCTCCCTTACAAGTACTTTGCAAAATTTTAAAATATCCTTAACAATCTCTTAACAGCTCTCTCAAGCTCTTAACAACTCTTCAAAGGTCTTAACAGATTCTTAACAGAACTAACAAGGGCTTAACAGTTTCTTAACAGTTGATACATAGGCTTTACAGAATCTTAACAGATGACTAACAAGAGCTAACAAGTTAATTTTTAAGAGTTATCTTGTTAAGATAATTAACAAGTTTCTAACAAGTATTTAATCTTTTTAACAAGCTGTTAACATGGTCACTACTTCTTCCTTATCGTTCCTTTCCTTTCTTAGTGATTCTCTAAACATACCTCTTAAAAGCTCTCTATAGCTCTTTATAAGCTCTTTTAAGTCTCTTCCTAGTAGTTACACCCCAACTGTACAGATAACTCTTTATAGGGCTTTACAGGAGCTTTTAAGGCTATGTCAAAGACTCTTACAAGGCTTTTACGTGGTATTAACAGAGATTTAACAAGGTGCTAACAAGTTGCTAACAAGTGCCTTAAAAGAATAACTATGTAGGGATTGTTAAGAAATTGTTAAGAAAATGTTAAGAAAATGTTAAGGGGGCTAGTATTTACGTAACTTTATAGCCTCTTTTACGTAACTTTTAAGCCCCTATAACATACTTTTAAGACACTAACAAGCCCTTTTTAGTAGTTCACAAGATAGCTAACGAGGTAATAAAGCTTACACCCTTATAAGATTCTTTTAAGCCTCTATAAAGCCCTGTAAAGAGCTTTTAAGGGTGAGTTAATGCAATCCCTTAAGTTAGGTTGATAAGGCTGTTATAGAGCTTTATAGAGCGTTTAAACGGTTGCCCTTCCCTTTCGGGTTATGGGCTTTTATTTAAGTTGATTTGATAAGAGGTTATAGAGTAGACTATAGAGTTATTGCTTTTAAGGTATGAGATAGATTCTGGAAAGGTGATGGAAAGAGATTGTATAAGGATTCGATAGACGTAAAAAAGCCCCTATGAGATAGATTCTATCGAATCCATACTAAATAGGGGCTGTTCAGGTATCTGGGGCTATTTAGCCCCGTTGCGTCGATTAGTTGTAACCTTGTTTATTGTAGTACAGGGAAACAATCAAGTCACCCCAGTAATGATAGTGATGCTCGTCGTTTAATGCCTCTTTTACAGCATCTTTCCAGAAGTCATCAGTAGGGTTATAATCTGGAATAACTTGTTTGATAACTGTCTTCACTAATGAAAAACACTCATCAGTTCCACCAATATCGAATTTAACGTCCAGAGTATAACAGCCATAGGCATTGACAGTAGCGCGGATAGTTGCCATTTTTGAATCTCCTAGTTTAAGGGTTTTATTTAGTAGGGAGGTTATCGCCTCCCGTTGATTAGTAATTTACTGCATATTGGCGTATGTTGCAAGCCTTTTTTCGTTGTATTTTGTAAGAATCTCACAAGATACGACATCATACTTTGTGACAGCGTTGCCTTTGTCGAGGTCAAAAAAGCCAAACGCTTTACCATCTTTGAATCCGACAACTTCGTAAGACTCTTTGATGATTTCACCATTGAATAAATCGCTTTCGATACGGTGAAACAGTGCTACATCTTCTTTGTCAGTTGCAATTTGTAAAAGTGTGGTTAATTCTACGTTTTCCATCTTGATAACTCCAGTTTAGGACTTTATTTAGTGGGGAAGGTCATTCCCTCCCCGTTGATTGACAATTTACAGACTTTTTATTGTCTCGTCAATATCTTTTTCAATATCTTTTAAAGTTTTTTCTAAGTTCTTGATATTGAACGTTAAACCTTCACCGAGAGTCTTAGAGTAACCGTTAGGTCGATGGTCGTAAAGCTCGATTTCTTCCACTTCGAAGAGACTAACAGTCCAACCGCCTACGCCATAGGCTGAAGCAACAGAGTTTTCAGGGGCTTTATAGAACTTGTTTAAGGACTTGATAGAACGTTCATAAGCCATTTTATAACCGTTTAAAAGGTTTTTAACGTGGTTGTGAACGTTTTTACACTCATCTAAGTAAATCTCTAAGAATAACGGTAATAATTCCGCTACAGCTTGCATAAAGTGAGAGACTACAACAGTGGAAACATTACGACGATGAACGTAATAAGCCCCGTTTTCTGATTTGGTGATTGTTGCGAAATGTACCCCATTACAACGGAATTCGTATGTATCTTTTACAGGCTTAGACATTACAGCATTTGAACGAATGAAGTTGATAGCTTGAAATTTGTTCATTTTAGAATCTCCAGTTTAGGACTTTATTTAGTGGGGAGGTTATTGCCTTCCCGTTGATTAGTAATTTACTTGTTTTGATAGTTGATTGCAAGTAATTTTTTGAGCTTATCTATAAAGAATCTTTTAAGTGAATCCCTTTTAGATAAGCCCCCTCGAACAAAGTTACCAATGTCAAGGGGTATTGTCAACACTTTTTTAAAAGTTTTTTGTAAGTTATTGATTAACTGATGAATATTTTTTCAGGCTTTACATAGCTGATACGCTGACTTTTTAGCAGGTCATCCCAGATTAACGCGGCGATATGGGCATAACCGGATTCACGTAAAAGCTTCATTGTTTTACTTCTCGTTTCAAAACGGCTTGCGTAGTATTCACTATTTAAAACCGTTTTATTCCCTTCGTTATCTACATGGATAATCTGCATCACTTGAAAGGGGCTTGTGTCCTCGCCTTTGTTCCACTGTTCAAAGTATTTTAGGCACTGCATAGGTGACATCTTATCACTTACTTGAGTTGACCAAGATGCGCCAGCTTTATCGGTAATTACGGTTACATAAGCCATTTTTGAATCTCCTAGTTTAAGGGTTTTATTTAGTGGGGAAGGTCATTCCCTCCCCGTTGATTGACAATTTACAGACTTTTATCAGGCTTGTCTAGTCTTTTTCAATGATAATTTCATATTGACCGTCAACACTGTCGAAATAGATTCCGTCGTCATCTTCTGTCTTAAAGTAACATTGTATATCATCACTGGCGGGATAGTCTTGCCTTGCTATCTGGCAAACTTGAATAGCATTTTCTTTACTTCCTGTAAACTCTTCAAGCCCTTTAAAGTCACATGAATGGCCATTACAAATTGAGAGGATGAGATAAATGGTTGTAAGCATGATTTAAGCCCTCTAAAAGCCCCTACAAGGGGCTGATTAGTGTTTATAAGGTGATTGCATAGGTTTTTAGAAAAAGCTCTTTAAATCCTCTTCTGCAATGTTTCCTGTCAGTGTATCTATGATGTCACAAAAAACCTGAATACTGTCCGACTGTTGAACACTTTTAGCAAGTAGTTCTAATGTCTCATCAAGATAGTTCATATTTGGGTTATCCAGTGAAGGAAGACAAAAAGGCGAATACATAGCGTTAAACTCTGTTGTATAGACCTTTTTAATCCAGTTTACATCAAAGTACTCTGTAAAACTTGCTACACTCGACATATTATCACAAGAATAATCATCATTTAGCTCATCATCTGGAATATCGAGTTCTAAGATAACAATATTTTGGGTTTTCATCTGGAAGGCCGCCGTAATAGTGGCGTTCCCTAGAGCTTGCTGAATGCCCTCCGATGTTATCTCTTCATCATCGTCGCCATAGATTTTATTTTCTGGATACACGTAAAAATTGCCGTCCATATCCGAACAATTCCATGCGCCTGATGGTTTATCACCGTTATTAATCAGGTTGAGGAAATTTTCTTGAGTAGTTCCGTGATAACATTTCATTTTTGAATCTCCTAGTTTAAGGATTGAGTGGTAAAGCTCTTTATCTGGGGCTTACTTTATCGAACTATAAACCCCTTGTAAAGTGCTTTATTTAACTTTCTTTGAGAAAACTAGTTTGACTGCAACTGTAGGAATCTCGCCAGCAGTTGTAACCAGCATTACTTTTGAGTAACCAACCTATAGCCGTTCTTTGCAGCGTATGCGGTGAAACGGTTAACATTGTAACTATAAGTTTTTGCCGTGTTATCTGGCATGTGGTAAATGAAAGGTTTACCCAAATTTTCTTCTTGTGTCAATAATCTACAGGTATCGGGAATGTTAAAGTAGTTCATCATTTTTAGAATCTCCAGTTTAGGATTTAGTGGTAAAGTTCTTTATCTGGGGCTTAAGTTATCAACTTTTAAGCCCCTTGTAAAGTACTTTATTTGTTATTTTTGACAACTTTTAAAACTGCAAGATAGCCTAAGCAATAAGAATCACCGAAGAGAGTCCTACCCATGAAAGAATCCTCTTTGATATCCTTTGCAGTGACAGTTTTTTCTACGCCGTGGGAAAGGACTATATCACCAACTTTGATATCTTTGATGTGTGTAGTTTCAATGGTTAAACCATTAATAATAGCCATTTTTTGAATCTCCAGTTTAGGACTTTATTTAGTGGGGAAGGTCATTCCCTCCCCGTTGATGTGTAATTTAATCTATCTAAAAACCAGTGTCAACAAAAATTTTTTATAGTTCTGCATAAATTGCATCGCAGATATTACGGAAATCGTGATTTGCCAAATTACGCTGCAACCAAGTGGCGAAAAAGTCAGCGATTGCAAAGTTAGCATCATACTCGACAGATAACCACACTTTAACAGCAAATCGGAACATTTTCAAATCTAACTCTTTATTCATTACCTTAGATTTGCCTAACATGTCGGCCATTTCATGTTGTGCACCATCTAGCGTGATACCTGCTGCAACGTCAGTCAATGAGTTTTTTACGCTTTCAACGTCTAAGATAACACTTTGAATCTTCCCAATAATGTTTTGTAGTGTTTCATCTGGTGCTGATGACGTGATAACATTAATCCGGTTAACGGTCAAACGTGCTTTTAAAATTGATAATTCACGGTTATTAATAGCCATTTTTAAGTTCTCCAATTTAGGATTGAGTAGTAAAGCTCTTTATCTGGGGCTTACTTTATCGAACTATAAGCCCCTTGTAAAGTACTTTACATTAAATGCAGTTTTTTGCCTTTTACTATAATGTAACTCGATGCGCTATTGCTTTGCACATCTTGATAAATTCTGCGTAAACGTCCTGCGTAGTATACTTTCCAACTGGTTGGAATCTTTTTCCCGTATCCTGTAGCAGTTTTTTGGAGTCCTGCAACTTGCCAATTTAAGATGTGTTGCTCAGCTTGTAAATCATCAAAGTGCATCACACCATTCACATAGTGACGCAGGGTTACGTTTAAAGTGCGACCGTTGTTAGTAGTATACATTTTCAGAATCTCCTAGTTTAAGGATTTTATTTTGACAGTTCACTAATTAAGACATCAAAGATTATATCATTATCTGCTACAGTTGCAACACCAGTGATATAATCAATTTCTAAGATAACAACAACTTTCGTACATAAACCGTCATCTATATCATTCCAGACAACTTTATCACCTGCACAAAACATTTTTGAATCTCCTAGTTTAAGGGCTTTATTTAGTGGGGAAGGTCATTCCCTCCCCGTTGATGTGTAATTTAATCTATCTAAAAACCAGTGTCAACAGTTTTGTTTTCGTTTGCTCAATTCTTGAACAATTACAGCGTAGTAGTCTTTTAAGTCACTGACATTTAAAGCATTTATCAGAGAATTATAATCATCCACTAACTGAAAATTATCTTTGAAGATGTCACTTATCTGATAGGTTTTCGCTTTATATCTGAAGCTCATCTCTAGCCGCTTTATTTGCTCATCACTTAAACGCCCTAGAAAGCTTTCTACAAGGCTATTGCTAACCTGCTGGGTGGTTGCCTTATTTGCTAGATTATAGGCTTTATATGCCTTATATAGAGCGAAAATGGCAATGATTGCAGTGATACCAGTCATTAACATGGTGTTTCCTCTTTACGTGATACTTTGCCATTTACAGTTATCTCATAGGATTCTAATAAATCGCTTTTAGATTTTACAGGACTTTTAAAAGTATCATCATAAATATTGACTTGCAATACAGGTTTTTTATACTCCCTGCAACTGTTCCATAAGCAAATCACTACACGACGGCCTTTGATTTTTCCGTGTAACCATTCCATAACATCATGACTATTTCTTGATGTTTCAATGAAATCAATTTTATTAAGTAACTTGCTTAAATTTTCACGGACTTTATTTGATAATTTCATTTTAGAATCTCCTAGTTTAAGGGCTTTATTTGATAAATCTCTTTATCTGGGGCTATCCTACCAGCTTGATAACCCCGTGTAAAGGAATCTATTTAGTTCTTAAAGATATTCATCACTGAGTCTTTCAACGATTCCAAACGTTCTAATACTTCAGATTCTGCGTCTGCGTTGTTCACCTCTTCTTTTAGTCTATCCTCTAAATCATCGCCGTCACTGTAGCACCAATCGAAAGCGTAACCAATATAAAAACTTTCTAAAACAGTGCTGCCATTTGCATCTACAACTTTCGCGGCAATGTTATATTCTGAAGCCTCTAAATCTCTTTCTAGTTCTTTCTGTAAGCTGATGTAAGCCTCTTTTGATGGATTTGCCCGGCCTTGTTTTGCATAGTCACTTGAAAGCTGTTTAAGGCTGTAATGTAAAGGGATTGCATATTTAAATTCATTACGCTGACAGTTAGGATTTTTAATCGTCACACCGCCTTGATGGTCATCTGTAAATTCCCAATTATCAAGATTATGGCTTGCTTCAAAGCAATTGACAGCTTCATAAATAATAGTGAATTTTTCTTTTACAACTTCAAAGGTAGCGTCTACAGTTTTCATTTTTGAATCTCCAGTTTAGGATTTAGTGGTAAAGCTCTTTATCTGGGGCTTAAGGTATCAGCTTTTAAGCCCCCTGTAAAGTACTTTATTTGTTAATTTTCAGCTTTGCATAACTTCTCATTGTACGAATGGGGGATGTTAATGCTACGCGTCTAATGTATGCCTTTTTCGTGTATACATTTGTCTTCCCGATAGTGTTTACACATGTAAAAAGGTTTATCGGTGAATTTTTTAACTTCAACTGTTTATCAACCTTCACACCCCACCTTACAGCAGATTGTTTTCCGTTGTCAACCACTTTACCGCATAACTTTTTAGCCATAACGCGAGCGTCATCACGAGTCTTTGCAGTAATTACAACGTTTTTGATAATAGCCATTTTTAAGTTCTCCAATTTAGGATTGAGTAGTAAAGCTTTTTATCTGGGGCTTACTTTATCGAACTATAAGCCCCTTGTAAAGTACTTTATTTGTTAATTTTGAAGATAGTTACATAACCATCACTGCCGATGATTTGTGATGCTCCAGCTTTTTCTACTTGATAGCCCATATTTTCAAGATGGTAAACAGCATCATCATAACCATATGCACCGCCCTGATAACGTCTCTTATCACATCTTACTAATACCTTTCCACGTCCTGCCAGTGCATTTAGTACGGCTTTTTCACTTGAAAGTGTACCATCTAACATGGTTGCCGTGTAATGGTTGATTCTATTCCCGTTTACATCATACTTAAAATTGAATGCGTGAACAACGATAATGTTACCTTTAAAATTTTCATCAAGTGACTTCTCCAGTGTGTTGCGAAAGTTGTCTTTGTTGATGAATTTAGGTGCACGATATGCCATTTTTGAATCTCCTAGTTTAAGGGTTAATTTGGTAAAGCTCTTTATCTGGGGCTTACTTTATCGAACTATAAGCCCCTTGTAAAGTACTTTTTATTTATCGTAGTAGTAAATTGCTGTCTGTCTCGTAAATTTTTTAGTATTTCTTGTAAGGTAGCAATTAGAGTTTATAGCTGTTTCTACATAGTTGCAATAGTCAGCTTCTGATATTCTAGACCATACGCCACAAATTTGCATGTAAAAACGTTTTGCATTTGTGTTAACGTTAGTTGTAACCATCAATTCACGACTGTAAAGCATTATTTCACGCTCCATTTCTCAAAGAGTTCAGCAGGGAAACGTTCGCTATACCCTTTTAAGGAAAAAGTATTATCTTTGTGGATAGCTTCCACCTGATAAACCTTATAAGAGCGTATAGTTAGCATTTTGTAAGAGTATTCGTGCTTAATGTTAACCTCATCGCCAACTTTAATTTTTCTTGATGCCATTTTTGAATCTCCAGTTTAGGATTTTATTTAGTGGGGAAGGTCATTCCCTCCCCGTTGATGTAAATATTAGATAACCACGTTCAAAGAGTCAATAAAAATTTTAAAAATATTTTTGGCAAAACTGTAATGAAACGGGTGCGCACGACTACCACAAAACAGAACGCAAATCAAGAATTATTTTTCAATCCGCTACAAATTTTTCTCTTGACTTTTGGGGCTGTCTCTTATACACATCTCCGAGCCCACGAGACGGAGCTACATCTCGTATGCCGTCTTCTGC